TGCGGATCATGGCTCCATAGGAGTTTTCCGCATCCACCCAGCCTGTGACCATATACTCGCCGTTTCCCAAATGGGTAACGGTGGCGTCCGATAGCTTGCAGAATTTGGCGGTGGACGGCGCTTTCAGATAGTCCTCTACAATCAACTGTGCACAGTAAAAAGCGTCATCATCGGAATGACGGGCGGTATTGATTGTAGAGGAGCTGCCGGAGGACGAAGATGAGGACGAGGACGGGGTGTGTTTTGAGGAATGTCCGCTGGTCTGCGTGGTTGGGGTGGTGGGGCTTTTTGCGGGGACCGGCTGGTTTGCGGAAGTCGCCACTACGCCAATGATGCAGAGAACAACCAGGCACATTGCAAAAATAAACCCTTGCTGAACCTTTTTATCATGCGCTGCTTGCGGCTCCGGGTTCACTGCGGGAGTCTCCGGCACCGGCGGTTTAACGGCGGGGGTCGCTGCTTCCGGGGCAGGGGCAGGACTCTGCGGCGGTTTTCCCGGTGCTTTTGCAGATTCGCTGAGAATGACAGATACGGGGCATCCGCAATGAGGGCAGCGGTCCGCCTTGTCGCTGATCATGTTGCCACATTCGGTGCATTTTATCAGTGCCATATCAAAAACCTCCCAAATTCCTGATAGTTTGACCATATCGCATTTTGCAAGAGAAGTCAAGCGCCTGTGAAAAAGCCGCCCACCACGGGCGGCTTTGCTTTTTAACTTGCTTAAATCTTGCTTAGACTTTGCTGATTTTTTGCTTATTGGATTTCTCCGCGCCAGTATGCCGCGTTTTCTTCCTCTGTCGGAAAGTCAGGAGAGAGTCCCCGCTTGCGGCGGTTTCGCCTCCATCCGCTGTAAATCTTCATATCGCGCTCGTCAATGCTGTATCCGATTCCGCGCTCAGAGCGGTTGTGGACGAGCAGCGGACGCGGGTAATTTAGATTCCGCGCCCGCAAAACCTCGTATTTTCCAACGGGATCTTCAAGGTTCCAGCCGCTTTGGGTCAGATACGTTTTCAGGTCGGACAGCATCCCGTGTCTGACCGTTAATCTGTTTTTCATCGGTTCCTCCGTTTAAAGGTTCTGGAAGGTGGCGTCGAACATCACAACGCCGTTGGAGAGGTCGGAGTAAGGGATGCCCACCCAGACGGACTGTCCGGCGGTAAGACCGGAGAGAGACGAGGCGTAGGGCAGGTTTAGCACGGTATCGTCAAAGGGAAGCTGGACGGCCACGGTGCCGCCGCTGGGGGCCGCTTTTACGGTGGCTTTTTCCAGACGGAGGCAGGAGCGGGTAGCGTCCGCCACTTTGGGCTGGAAGTAGTTGTTCCAGAGGCTATCAGCCAGCGCTTTCATGTCGGCGTTTTGATTACTCATGCAGTGCACCTCGTTATTCCGCGCCGGTGAGACGGGCCTCCACCAGCTCCATTCCACGGCTTTCCAGATAGGAGATCAGAAGCAGGCGGGCGGCTTCCTCGCTTTCGGCGTCAACGGTATGATCGAACATCCGCAGCTCTCCCGCCTTGGTCTCGGCGGTGACGCTGAAGGCGAAGTCCCTGCGGGTGACATTGGTTTTCAGGTTCATGTGGTTTCCTCCGTGATCCAGATTTCAGAGACGGTAAAGGTGAAGCAGATACCCCGGTCCGTTTTGTCGGTCTGCACAGTGTCGCACTGGCAGAACAGGAAGGAGAGAGCCTGCCGGATGGTGGAATTAAGGACCACAAGGGGAGTGGGAAATTCCAGCGCAACGGAGGCGTTCTCCCGGTTCTCATGAGGCGGCTGGTCCAGCAAGCGGACCTGGGGGACCAGACGGTCGATCTTCCCGGCGGCTTCCCGCAGGGCGTTGTATCGGTTCATGGCGGTGGGGTTCATGATCTTCATTGTAAAATTCTCCTTTACCTTTAGGCGTGTAATTCCTTTTTGTGAGAAAATTATAGGCGCTTTTACATGGAATGTCGAGATAAAAAAGGGAGGAACCTTTTCCAAAACGGAAACCGTTCCCCCTTTTTCGGTATGAGTATGGTCTTGATTAAAATTCTTGCGCTGACGGCCCCACAAGCGGCCTGAGAGATAAGAGAGAGGCGAGGGGCTGAAAACTGCCCCACGAAACTCAAGGGGCGCTTACAGGGCTTCTGTGGGCAATTTACGAAATGGGGGTATCAGCCGTTCAGGGCGTCCTTCAGGGGCTTTGCGGGGCGGAACACCGCAACCGTCTTGGCGGGAAATTCCTTTTCCTCGCCAGTACGGGGGTCTTTCCCCACCCGTGCTTCCCGGTGCTTCACGGCAAACTTGCCGAAGCCGGGGACTTTGACCTCGCTGCCGTTGAGCAGGGATTCCTCAATGACGGTAAACAGGGCGTCGGCCAGCAGTGCGGTGTCATGCTTGGTGTGGCCGGTGCGCTCCGCAACGGCGGCGATCAATTCAGTCTTGTTCATGGGACATCCTCCTTTCCTAAAATTTCAATGGCAGGGATGGCTGGATTCGGACCAGCGCGTGAGGGAGTCAAAGTCCCTTGCCTTACCGCTTGGCTACACCCCTGTATTTTTACATAGGCTCCCGGCATTGCGCTCCGTTTGGATTGCTTACACAATTAGCCGTACAGAACCGGGCAAGCATACTGCCCTACACAACGGCCTTGCCCAAGGGCAGCCGTTACCTCACCACTTCCGCATACCTTTCGATGAACACGCCTCGGAGTTCGCTCTGCATGGTTCTGTACGCGCTAACCGCGGAACTTTTCAGCCCTGCGCCGGTATGTCGGTCGCATCCGTTTCTTCATTCATAGCCGGAGCCAGCCAAATAATTATTATTCGGCCTGCCGCTTTCATACAGCGCACAGGCAAGCCCCTTGTAGCGGTCTTACCCTTCCGCGGCGCCGCAATGCGGTAGCATACATCTGGCAGGGACGGTTGGGAATCGAACCCACCCAAGCGGTTTTGGAGACCGCCTCGCCAGCCTTGGAACATTCGCCCCTATGTTTGTCTGTCTTTCCAGACTGTCACCGCTGCGTGTCGGCTGCCTGCGGTTGGCCCCCATAGGTACACGTTTCTGTTGCCCTGCCGCGCCCATCTCCGGGCAACCCGTTTGTGATTGTACTTCTCATGGCGCTGGATGTGGTGCAGACGGCTGGATTTGAACCTGCATCGTTCCCCACTTCGGGGGTGCTCTAACCTACTGAGCTACGTCTGCAAATGTCCCCTCTGGGACACTTCGTCAGGGAACCCTGGACGAGAGGTGCGAGGGGTCCTATGCCCAACCGGAATTGCACCGGGGCGTCAAGGGCAAGTACCAGTTGCCGGAGACGAGCTGCTTTTGCGGGCCGCAGCTTATATATTTATGGAGCACTGGCAGAGACGCATCACCCAAAATGCTCCCCGCCATGGTGCAGATGGTGAGGATTTGCACCTCACATAGCCTAACAGTGTCGGCCTCCACCGCTTTGCTGGGCGGCACCCGAACTGTCATTTGTAGCGTCTACCTATTCCGCTACATCTGCATATAGATGCCGGACTTTCCCGGCGGTCATGTCGCTCAGATTCTCCGAGAATACCGTCCCGATAGCGGCTGTATCAACCCGCCGACTCCACTGCCAGATATGGAGGTTTCATTCCCACTACGGTTTATAGAGTAACCACCTCTTATGTGGGCGGGCATGGTGCAGACGGCCGGAGAGGTCCCCGGCTACCGGGTGGAAAGGACAAAAGCACCGGTTGGACATCTGCATAGACCCGCCTTGTTTGCGCCATGGCGGGTGATGTGGCGGCCCGACTTTCCGGGCTGTCATACACATTCAGGAGGCTTTGCAATCCATGCAGGGCGCTGCTCGTGCACCCTTGGAGCGGATAATGGGAATCGAACCCACCTTCGCGGCTTGGGAAGCCGCCGTTCTACCGATGAACTATATCCGCATATGCCCTGCCGGGGTCGCACCGGGGCACCGCTCCGAGAACGGCGAGCGTGTACTTACGGGCCACGCTTGGAAGGTAGGAGAATACTACGTGCGGCATCCGCGCCGCTGGTGAGCGAAACCGGAGTTGAACCGGGAGAACAGAGGACAAGCCAAAAACCCTGTTCGCGCAGGGTGTGAGTCTGCGCCGTGTCCGCACGATTTTCGCCCATGCTGTTTTGGAGTTTGGCGGCTGCCGTTGGGTAGGCCGGCAGCCGCCGTGCATGAGGGAAGATAGAAAGATGGAAAGTAAGGGCGGCGTCTATCTCGCCCTTGATTTTATTATACGATACCCCTCCAATAGGGTTTTTGCCATTTAGGATTCCGGGGCCAAGGCAAAGCAAAGGTTACAAAAACAATCCAGCGGCGCTTCGGTGATTGGAATAAAAACCCGTTCCACGGTGCGGTGAGAATAAGAATCTGGAATCGCGCAAAACGGGCCGAGCCAAGCCATTTTTAAGTATTGTTCACCAGCGTGTTCGCATATATATACCTGCTGCTTCGGGGGAACGAGGTTCGCACGAATGAAATCTTGCAGACTGAAAATTTCAGGTTTGGGGCTTGCGGCGGCTTCTTTCGCGTGTTTCAGCTCCGCCTCAAGCCGTTCGGTTTCGTTGAAAAGATGCCTAATCGTTGTTGACGCCTCCGTGCAGACGATAGACTCTCGGAAATCATGCGACTCTTCGGCAAGCGAAACAAGATCGTCAATCAATGCGTTGTACTTCATGGCTTTATACTCCAAGTGTTTCTCCTTTCTGCGCCACTGTTCAGGCGGCGGCTTCGGCGGGCTTGCGGCAGGGGCAGAGGATGCCCTCGCCGTCGGCGGACCGGAAATAGATGGGGGTGATATAGGGCTTCTGTTCAGAGGCGAACGCCTCGCCATCGGGGAAAATCTGAAGGAAATCGATCAGATAGTTTGGGTTGACTCTGGGGAGACCGGGGCCGAAATCGTAATAAGGGGAGAAGGTTTCGCCCCTGCGGTGGCGCTTGGCGGCCCATTCCGCGCGGTCCGTTTTGATTTGCGCCCGAACCTCCGCCACAGTGGGAAGAGTGAGGCGCAGGGTGTTCTTGCGGATGGGGGCGATGAACTGCGCCAGGTTGAACCGGGAACCGTCCGCGCTGAGTTCCGGCGCGGCGGTCAGCTCCATGGGGCTGTTCAGGCGGAAGCCGCGGTGCCCGTCGCAGACGCACTGCTTGCCTTCCTCGTCGATCCAGAAGCCCTGTTCATTGGGGCGTTGGCTGTTCATGCGCACGGCTGCGTCGCAGATGCGGCTGGCAGCTTCCTCCACCAACGTGCGGCGGAGATCCTGTTCTAAAAAATACAGCTGGGGAATGGGACCGACGGCGCTTTTCCATTCATAGGGGTTTTTGCTGACGGCGGTATAAATGGCGGCTCCGTCCTCGTCCAGTCCGTGGACGAGCTGCAAAACGCAGGTGAGGGACTGTTCAGTGTTCATCATGGGTATGTGCTCCTTTCTGTTCATTTCTTGCGGTGGCCATGACCTCGCGGGCTACGTCTGCGTAGCACTCGCGGTAAAGGTCAACGCCGTATTTGTCGCGGATGGCGTCGAGCTTGTCCACGTTGAAAAGCTCGGTAAACGGTTCGTACTTGTGCGGGGTGGGGAGGCGCGCGGCGATGATCTCGTTTCTGCACTCCCCATATCCGGCGGTTTTCATGGTTGCGCTCCTTTCTGCGCGGCTGTTCAGGCGTATAGGATTTTCGAGGTTCCGGGGACGCGGCACTGGATCGAACAATCCGGGGCGTTCTTTTTGTTCAGGTCGATCCATGACTTCACGACGGGGAGAAGATCGTCATTGTAGACGGGCGCATAAACGAGGCGATTAAACAGCTCGCCGGTGTTCAGGCTCATGGGCTTATGCTGTTTGTCTCTGGGTCCTTTGAAGTAAACCATAAACATAGGGTGGATCTCCTTTCGCGCTCTTGCGATTCCTGAACCAGATTCGATTTCATCGAATTATTTTTCATTTAATTGGGATTTGATGGCGTCACGGGCCGCAATCAGCAAGGAAAACTCCTGCCGGTTTTCTGTGTTCTGATGATTTTTCACATAGAGGTCGGCGGTTTTGCACAGGTTTGCAAAATTCATACCGGGCCGCTCTGCAGCCTCCTGCAAAGCGGACACAAGGCGGAGAATGTGTTTACGCTCAATCTCCTGCACGGGTTCGCTCAGTTCGCCTGCGATATAGGCGCGGGCCTGCGCATCGTTCAGTTTAGCTTTCATGGGTGTCCTTTCATGCCCTCGTGACCTCCGGGGCGGGCTGTTCAGTTCTTAATTTCATTGTAGCAGGGTGGGCCAAGGGGGTTTTTGCCGCTGTTCAGGCGAGTCTGAGGACCTGACGGGCGGCGCGTTCGGCGTTGTCGGTAAGCTGGCGCTGCCATGCCTGATTTTTCGGAGACCAGCGGAAGCCGTTTCGCTTCAGGGCTGCGCGGGTGTCGGCGTCTGGGATGGTGTCAAAGAGGATTTGGAGTCTGTTCAGGTCGATATTGCGGACGATCTGGCCACCGTCAAAGGCGGTGCCGGTCTGAGGTTCGGCGGCCTGCTGTTCTCTGCGGTCAAACTCCGCGAGGCGCTGTTCTGTCCGCTCGATCTTGCCCCGGATGCTGGCCAGTTCGTAAGCGGGGAAGGGGGAACCGTACAGGGAGATGGGGGAGCCGTCACCGGAGGCGAACACGCCGGGGCGGGTCAGCCATGCGCGGTTTTTCTCGCTGAGACCGGGGCAGCCTTCCAGCGTTTTGTGCTTGCGATAATAGGCGTTGGCGGTTTTGGCGTCCTCCAACATCTGGCGTTGGCTGTTCAGGCGCTCGGTGAGCATTTCACGGGCGTGGGGGTCGGCAAGGTCTACCGGGCCGGTGCCGACGCTGCGGATCTTGTCCAGAATCGCCTCAATCTGCCGGTATTCCTCCCACAGGGAGTCCTCGCGGGACATTTGGCGGTTGTGCTTGCGCATATTGAAGTTACCCGCCCCGGCGATAAACTGGCTGGGATAGCTGGCCTGATTGCGGTTGTAATCGTTCGTCCACTGGGCAAGGCGGCGGGCGTAGCTGTTCAGCAGGGCGTCCAGCTTGTCATGGTAAAAAGCGCTGACGCGGGCCTTCTGCTGTTCTACCATCTGGGCGGCTTTGTTCACGGAATTTCGATAACTGGCCGTGGCGCTGCCGGGTTTGTAGTCGCCCATGTGAATGCAATAGTGGGCGTTCCGGGCGGTTTCCTCGTCGATGGGACCATAAGGCGGGACCGTTTCAGGCCGATTTTCCGGGGTGGGCTGTTCTGCCTGTTCTGCGGTGGTGGCCTCCGGCTGTTCTGCGGGTGCTTCCGCGCCTGCGCCGGTGGCGGGGGGCTGCTGTTCGGGCTGTTGGGTGGTGGCTGCGCTGGGCTGTGCGGTGGCGGCGGTGGGCTGTTCAGCCCGGAGACCGTCAGCAACGGAGCGGTAAAAGGCTTGTGTTTCTTTCGTGTCCTTGACGGTCTGGCAGTCCTCGCCAAAGTCCCATGTATAGCGCTTGATTGTCACGTCCAGGCTGTCCGCCTCGCTTGCAAAATAGGCGGCAATGTGTTCCGTGTGGGGGAAGGCCTTGATTTCGATTTCCGCGTGCTCCCGGTTCCACTCGTTGGCGGCGGCCCGCTTGTCCCGGCTGTTCACAAAGGCGGAAATGGGCCAGAAACAAAGATTGTCCTTTGCGGTGCTGAGTTCGCCGTTGCGCTTGATACGGCGGAGGCAGTGATCCCGGCCGCTCCAATTCGGATCGCCGGGGGTGTGCTCGACGAAGTAAAGGCCGTTGTCATTCTTGAAGTATGCGCCGGTGATCTCCACCACGTCGCCGGTTTTCATGGTGCGGTTGTTCTTGTCAGTCATAGTAAAATCCTCCTGAAATGTGTTTTGAATGTGTAGATTTTGGCTTTCTGGGGTGCCGTCGCTTTACCCGGTGCGGCGGCTCCAAAGTGTCCGGGTTTGTGGTCAGTCAAGACAGGTTTCATAACGGATGCGGTATTGCTCTTTCAGTTTGTCATAGGCGCGGGTGGTGACGGTGTAGGTGTTGCGCTGCTCGTCGTAGCTGATGCCGCGTCCGTGGAGCTGCGGGAGACCGTCGCGGAGAGGCCGAAGAAAATAATGCTTGCCGTAGTAGGAAAGATCGGCGGCGAAGTCGCAGCCGGTGGGGGCCTGCTGCATTTCGTAGCAATAGACGTATTCGCCGGGCTTGTCGGCCTGTACAGCGGGGGCCTTTTCTGCCTCTAATGCGGCGTAGTCCGGGGCGTAGCCGAACAGCTCGCCGGTTTCGGGGTCGTAGCGGCTGGCGGCAGCGTCCGGGACAAAAAGCGTTGTCTGCTCGTTGATCTGCTGGGCATAGCCGCCGGGGACGGGGGCAAAGGTGCCGTTGATCTTGCGTTCGATGGATGCCATTTTGTGATCCTCCTTGATTTTGATTTAGCGGCGGGCCTCGATGAGATCCACCACGCGGAACATCAGGCGGGCAAAGGTGCCAGCGCCCAGAATAAGGATGAAAAGGTGAAAACTCATAGTGTGGGCCTCCTGTCGGTGTGTTGTGCTGTCCACTTGTTAAGTATATTATACCACTTGATAAGTATATGTCTACTGTTTAAGTATACAACTTATTAAGCAGATTTTTGTTGATTTTGTACACTTGTTAAGAACGTGCAAACAACGTATGATAAAAGACAAGAAAAGGAGGTGGAACCATGCCACCGCGAAAATATACAGAGGCGCAGAAGAACGCCAATAAAAAATGGGACGCGGAAAACCTGGACCGGATTTCTATTGCATTGCCTAAAGGCGCAAAGGATACGATCAAGACCCACGCGGCCGCCATGGGGGAAAGTGTAAACGCATTTTTCAACCGGGCAGCGCTGGAACAGATCAAGCGGGATCGTGGCAGCGAAAAAACAGAAGCAGCCACAGAAACAGAATAAAAAAGCAGCGGCCCGGAGTTTTTCCGGGTCGCTGTTCTGTTACTCCCATCTGTCATAAAAACCAAAGGATCCAAACTGGATTACTTCATCTTCAGTGGTTTCCGTTTCGGACGGATCGAACGGAACGCCGTACCATCTGCGGTGGGCGACTTCCTCGTGGTTTTCGTCCTCGATTGTAATATCACACTGCGTATAGCCGGCGCGCTCGTCGGCCATGGCTTTTGCCTCGTCCAAAGTGCCGGCGCACTCGACCCAGAATCCGTTATTGTAATTGATTGTAAACATTTTTTCGTCCTTTCTCCCGGTGTAGCCGGGTCGCTGTTCTGCGTTTTGGGGTTAGGCGTTGGCTTGATATTTTGCGAGTGCATCCGAAATAGCACGATTTACAAAAGCGTTTGCCGTTTCCCCCAGGGAGGCGGCGCAAGTCTTTATAACGGCTTTTTGCCCTTTCGGTAAAACAAGATCCATTCTGTCATAAGTCTTTTTTACATACTTGCGAACGGCGGCTTGCTGGGCCTTTGTGGTTTTGGTTTTCCGGGTTATATAATCGTTGATGTTTTCGGCGGTTCCGTCGTCCATAGCTTCCGCAGCGGCAAGGCTGGCCGCAGCTCCCCGGGTGAGATTTTCGGCGGGCTGGGCGTCAATTTCTGCCAGTCGTGCGCGTAATGCTTCGTTCATGTTATATGCTCCTTTCAATGCCTCAATACGATTGTTTATGCTGCTTTTTCTGCTTCTTTATTCGGCTTCTTGTTCTGTTTTAGTATATGTCTCCGCGTGTATTGATCTCTTTTACAGTAACGGTTTCTTTGTCCGTGTCAATCTGGAAAATTGCCCGGTAATGATAGATTTTCAACCGGTACATGCGAGAGCCAGCACCCCGCAAGGGGACAATATCGCCGGAAAGGGTTGATAATCCGGCCACCGCCGCCGCTACCCGGCCCCGTTCAGGCTCCGGGAGCTTGTCTAAATATTTTTGCGGCTGCTTCTTGATGATAACCGTTAGTCCGTCCACGTTTCCGCCTCCTTTACTGTCGATATTTTACCACCCTATATATAATTCTGTAAATATACAATTTCAACAATATAATTACAGAATTATTGGTTATTTTGAACCTTGATATAATTACAGAATTATATATAATAGAATCATAAAGAACAGGACAACACCACGGAGGCCGACAGGCCAGAGGGGCACCGCCCCGGAAAGGATCACAAAATGGATTACAGCAAAATGAGCATGGACAAGCTCCGCAAGCTGATCGCCTGGGCTGATGACCGGGCAGCATACCGGAGGGCCTGCGGGACGATCTCCGGCACGGCATACGCCGAGGATGAAACCGCAGTAAGGGCAGCACTCGCAGAGATCAACCGCCGCACACGGGCGACCGCATAAGAAAGAGGAGGAACACGAAATGAAAAAGAGCTTTTTTGAAATGATCCCCGGCGTTGTCCGCCTGGACTCCCGCGTTGCTATCTACGTGCCCAGCACCACCGACACCGACCACCCCACCGACAACCGGCAGCAGGTGGAGGAAGTCGCCGCGAAGCTGTCCGCCATGTTTGGCGGAGCCACCGCCACCGAGGCCCGCGGCTACTGGGTGAGCCAGTCCGCCGGACTCGTGGGCGAGGCCGTCACCATCGTTTACAGCAACGCCGCAGCCGAGGACATCGAGCGCCACGGCGCCGAAATCGTCGCCATCTGCCACAAGATCAAACGCGAGATGAAACAAGAGGCCGTCAGCCTTGAGATCAACGGCGAACTGTTTCTTGTATGATCTCCGCCGCCCCCTATACCATACACCACAGCCCGCAGGGAATGCCCCCGCGGGCTTTTCTCGTGCCCTCTGAGCGATACAGCCCAGCACCGCACCGCAGGCCCACGCCGCGCAGCCGCTTGCACCCTACGCCGCCCCAGGCGGCTATTTTTAACCCCTATGCGCGCGGGCGCGTTTATTGCGGGCGCGGTCTATTATAGTACCCTAAAACGTACCCCATAGAACCCCCGGACGCTTTACCCAAATGAAGAAAAGCGCGGAGCACTCCCGCAGGACCGGAAGCAATGGACAAAGGAAAAGGGGGAAGGGGTGGAGGAGTCACCCGCGGCGGTCTGTTCCGGCTGATTGCATCGGCCCGACCTCCACGGCCACCGCCGACCATGCCAGACCGGGAACCGTCAGCGGACCAGCCGCCGACCATCGGAGGACGGCCACCACCACCGGCACCGAGGGCCAGAGAACCGACCGCAGCCCCGGCTCCCGCCGCCTTTCGTCAGGTTGCACAAGGGCGGCATGGGCTGTTGTTGCATTTACCACCAAAAAAGGCGGTAACTGTTGCCATAATTGCTTATTATGGCAACAGTTTAGGCATTTGCAACAGGGTTTGACCCTTTCCGAGACCCGCCCAGCGGCCCCGCCTCCGCTCCAATGGCACCGGCTGACCGGCTGACCACGGCCCCGGCTGGGTGGGGGGTGGTTTACAGACCTGGCCACCGGATTGGCGCAGAATCTCTCCACAACTCTTCCCCCTCCTCTCACGTTCTCTTCAACCCACGTTCTCATCCCCGTCGCCCTTCCTTTCCCTTTAAATGGGGGGGGTAGTTTAGAAAACCGGGGGCAAAAAACGGAAAAGTCAAAAAGGGGTCCAAAAAAAATTTTATAAAAACGCTTCGCTTATGTGTGGGGAATACGTACTTAGGTTGCGCGGCGCGGGCGGAGCGCAGACGGTCGGTAGGTGACGTGCTGATGGGCGGTAGGTGAAGCAGACGTGCAAAAACCCTATTGGAGGGGGTTGCTATGCTAAAGATAGGAGAACTTTTGTGAAGCCATGGCAATGGAGGTGAGCGTGAATGCCAAGCGGGAGTTCTGAGCGCTGTGTGTCATTGTTTGAGTTTTGGGGAGACAAGAGCCAGTATGCGGCGTGGCTGCAAGGGGAGTTTGCTGAAGAAGCGGATTTCCATGCCCATACGCTAAACGCCTTGCGGGTGGCGATGGACGAAGAACTGACGGATACACAGAGGAAGTATATGGAGATGTTTTTCGTCTATGGCATGAGCATGAAGGATATCGGTCAAGAGTTGGGGGTAGCCACGGCAACAGTCAGCAGGACAATCAATTGTGGGCTGGATAGACTGTACCATGTCCTCCGCTACGCGAACCCCCGATACCTGACCTTTCCGAAAAGCCGCACGGCAGCATCTCTAAAGAAGGGGCGCAAGCGGTGTGGGAAAGGGTCTTAGGCTGAGACGAGAGATGTTATAACTGATAGTTGAAAGGATGATTTCCAATGAGCACAATTTACGTTGGTGAGAGGCGGAGCGGTAAAACAACCATGCTTATCGAAATGTCTGAAAGGACTGGGTTCCCCATTGTTGTGAGAACCTATCAAATGGGGCGTGAGATACAGCGGCTCGCAAACCAAATGGGAAAGAATATCCCAACGCCCGTTACGGTGGGAAACTACATCCGACGGTTTGCCTATAGTGGCGTTAGAGAACAGAAGTATCTTGTGGACGAACTTCAGATGATTCTCTCGGCAATGAACATTGAAGCCGCTACGGCTGACTTTGTGAGAAATTGTATTGAAATTCTCCGCAGTCGGCAGAATGGGAGGTCAGATTTATGAGATGTACACCAGTTGAATTTCACGCGAGATTTCCTGTTTATGAGAATTACGATAGAGGTGGTTGCGACCACGCCCCACGCTTCCGGGATGCGAACGGTGTTGTTTATACGATCGATGCCATTAAAAATTCCTGCAAGGGGGATACGAACGTCCCGGTCATTCGGTTTCGGGCAGACGGTACTTCTAAAAGGATTGGTATTGTCAAGTCTATCAAGTGGGACCCGGAAGGCTTCGTTGAGGTAAATGGAGTTTTGCGGTTTGGTGGAACGTGCGAAGATGTGATTCTCGATAAAACAGAAATTGTCATCGGAATGACGATCACGGAAATTGGCCTTGAGACGTAAAGCAGTAGGAGGTCGAGAGACATGGCATACGTTCGGAAATACAAACAGGGGGTGCGGGTCAAGAGCATTGAGGACTTTCTGCATTCCCCGGAGGCGCAGTATTTTTTCTGGCATGGGAGGACGGTTCACAAACAAGTCTTTATGCACTGGCAGCTGGACACGCTTATCAGGGTAATAGGCGGAGGACGCCTTTACTTTGCGGATAAGACTGTGCCTGCGGATGGAGATGCGGAATGAGCTGCTATGGGTGTATCTGCAACAACTGTCTCTATAACTGCGAGTTATTCAGCGCATACTTCACGCCGGGAGAGATCAAGGACGTGGAGGACGTCTGCTATTGCTGTGATGAGTGCGAGTGGTTCGATGGGGACTATACGAAGCGGAGCCAGTGGCGAAAATCGTGCGAAAAATTTCGCCTACCGGCGAAGTATAAAGAGCATCTGGAACAGATGAAGCAGAAGGAGGCTCGTGTGGCGGTCAAGCGCCGCAGGGCATTTACTGTGATCGAGGGAGGGGAAAAGGATTGAACGTAGCCTATAACATGGACTGCATGGAGTATATGCGGACGTTGCCGGACAAGGCGTTTGATCTGGCCGTGGTGGACCCTCCTTATGGAATCGGAGAAGATGGCGGTAAGGACCGGAGCCGCTATGTAACACAGAAGAACGGCTCAAGGATTTACGTCAAGGATGGCGGGTACGAAAAGACCGGCTTTGACCGTTTCCCGGCGGATGAGCAGTACTTTGCAGAGCTTTTCCGGGTCAGCAAAAATCAGATTATTTGGGGAGCGAATTATTTTGTTCTCCCTCGTGGCGGAGCAATCGTGTGGGACAAGTGCAATGACGGAGTCGACCAGTCCGGGGCTGAGATCGCGTTCAACTCTTTGAACCTTCGGACTGATATATTCCGGTTCATGTGGCGCGGCATGATGCAGGGGAAGAGTATCGCAGAGGGAACAGTTCAGCAAGGGAACAAGGCGCTTAATGAGAAGCGCATCCACCCGACGCAGAAGCCGGTGGCGTTGTACACATGGATTTTGCAGAAGTACGCCAAACCGGGAGACAAGATACTGGACACCCACTTGGGCAGCGGAAGCAGCCGCATAGCCGCCTATGATCTTGGTTTTGATTTTGTTGGGTGTGAAATCGACCCTCACTATTTTCAGGCGCAGGAAAAGCGCTTTGCGGAACACACGGCGCAGATCAGTTTGTTTACGGGAGGTTGAATATGGATAGCTTGAATGCAAGTAGGATAGCGGGCGGCAACAGCGCCTATGGGCGGAGTCAGTCGGACTTCTATCCCACGCCGCCGGATGTGACGGTGGCGCTCATGCGCTTTTTGAATCTTCCGCGCACAACGTCCGTATGGGAACCGGCAACGGGAGAGGGCGATATGGCCGGGGTGCTTCAGACCTACTTTGAGACCGTCTATACAACAGACATTCTGGATGGGACGGACTTCTTGAAGTCCAGCATTGACACAGCGGATTGGATCATTACGAACCCGCCTTTCTCTCTGGCGGAAGCGTTCATTCGCAGGGCAGCGGAGCTGGGCAAGCCTTTCGCGTTCCTGCTCAAGTCGCAGTATTGGAACGCAACGTGCCGGCGGAAGCTGTTTGACGAGATCCCGCCCAGCTACATTCTGCCGCTGACGTGGCGCCCGGATTTCTTTTTCAAGAAGCGGATGCCCGGAGAGAAGGGAAGTCCGCTGATGGACGTGATGTGGTGCGTTTGGCTGACGCCATGGAAGAATGATATTCAGACGGTGTACCGTCCGCTTACGCGGCCGGAGATGGGGGCAGGAAATAAAAATGGCTAAGCTGGCGATTCTGCTATTTATTCCCATCTGCCTTTTCGGGTGGGCCTGTTACGGCATCTGCAAAGACTGGGATAAGGGGGCGCTGGCGTTCCTGACGCTGCTGTTGACCGGTTCGGCCTTCCAGTGCGGTTTTGCTTTGTGCCAGATGATTTTTTGAATTAAGGGGGAATTTTTGATGAAGTATGATTTTCGCGTCGGGGACTACGCTGAGACCAAGGATGGCAACCGGGGGTATGTCATCAAAAGTGATCTTTTGTGCTACCAAGATATTGTGACGGGGTACATAATTACCGTGAAATTCAGCAATGAGGAAACCATGACGTATGAGTTTACAGCCAACGATGCGCACCGGCAGTTCAATCGCATTGGGCGTTATGACCTTACAGAGAAAGAAAAGAGTAAGATTGAACCATTCCAAGTCAATCCGTCACTTACTGAGTATGCGTCAATTTTTGCAATGAGCGATAAAATCAACGAGCTTGTGGATGCCGTCAATGAACTGCGTATGCGGGATGCAAAGGAGAGTAAGGATGATTGAGTACATCAGGGTTGTAAGCAAGCAGCGGCCCGCAAAGCGGGCGTTTGATATGCAGGTGGGGGCACATCTGCGTGTGTATATTGCCGGGAAGATCACCGGCGACAAGAACTATCGGGAGAAATTCGCCAAGGCGGAGCAGGCCCTCGCTGCTATGGGCCATTGCGTCCTGAACCCGGCCCATTTGCCCGAAGGTATGGAGCAGGGCGATTATATGCGCATCTGCCTCGCTATGATCGACTGCGCGGACGGAGTGGTTTTGCTGCCGGACTGGCGTGAGAGCGACGGGGCGCGATTGGAACGGGCCTACGCCGAGAAAATTGGGAAAGAGGTTGTTGTGGCAGACCAGGGCAGGATCGATGAGTTTTTGGAGAAGATGGAGGGGAAACGAAATGAGTAAAGCCGTACTTATCAGCATCCGCCCCAAGTGGGTGGAAAAGATCGCCAACGGCGAAAAGGCCATCGAAGTCAGAAAGACCAAGCCGAAGCTGGAAACGCCGTTTAAGTGCTACATCTACTGCACGCAGGACAAGCACCTTGCGTTTATGCAGAACCAGACAGGCACAAACCTGATTGCCTGCATGGATGCCACTGCAGCAATCCCGGTGGGCGGTGCCATAGGAAACGGCAAGGTCATTGGCGAGTTTACCTGTGACCGGATTTACAAGATTGACAAGGATAGTACGGATTTTCTTTTTAAGTCCGGGAGGCTATCCGTTTACAAGCAAGCTGCCGAAGAAAAGTGTGGCCTGCGTGTGGCTATGACAGACGATGAGTTGCACGGCTATCTTGGGCATTGTCAGGGCTACGGCTGGCACATTACCGATCTGCGCATTTATGATATGCCGAAAGAATTGAGCGAGTTCAAGACGCTATGTAGAGTCGATGCCGATTGCTGTGCCTGCCCTTATTACAATTACACCAAAATGGACTGTGACGGCCGGGTTATCGGTCGCCCGCCCCAAAGCTGGTGCTATGTGGATGACTTGCAAACCAAATAATGCAAAAGAAAAACCCTCGCTTTTGAAGCGGGGGTTTTCCGTTCGTAAAACCGTTCGTAAAATCGAAGATAAAACGCCTTGCGTTTGGTGTTTTTATTGACGTAATGGAAAATATTTTTACCATTCAAAAATAGCTGAACCCGTTGAAATATAAGGAAAACCCCACAATCACAAGGATTGTGGGGTTGGTCCGAGTGGCGGGAGTCGAACCCGCTAATAAATGGCTATAACCGTTGAAAATGAATGGGCGTTTTGCGACGTTCGTAAAATCGTTCGTAAAATGTGAGGTTTGGCGGTGGGGAACATAGGAAGGGCGGCAAAAAGTCAGGCGGGCGCACAAGGCTTTTTTTCGAGGGGATGTTCTGCGTCCGAATCGGGGTCATGGCCTCGGTTTTTGTAAAACCGCTCCATTTTGTTTTCGGCGTTGAGCCGATCTTCTTTGGCAAGTTTTAGGTAAATCTTGTGAACGGTGTTGTGGTCGCTCCATCCGCCGATTTCTTGCACCTCCAATTCGCTAAGCCCCAGATGGAAACCGAGGGAGGCAAAGGAGCGGCGAAGTCCGTGAACACCGCACTCAGGAAGGTCATTCTTTTTGCAGATCAGGTTAATGCCGCCGCGCAAAGAATTTTCAGTACAATCCAGAATGGGAAGGCCGGCACTTTTCCTCTGTGAAAGCAGGTCATAAAGGGCGGGGATCATAATTTGGATCGTGCGTTGAGACGAAACGTTTTTGTTAGTCTTTTTATACACAAAGTCTCCGTTTTTATCCATGACCCGTGCGCCCTGAATTTTGATCCGCTTTTTCTTTAAGTCGATGTTTTCCCAAGATAGGCCGAATATTTCAGACCGGCGGAGGCTGTGAAGGGCCAGCAGCGCGCCCACTTCAAACCGGCTGCCGCTCACAGCGTCCACAAAAACAAGGATCTGCTGGTAGGTCAGCCAGGGAAGGTCTTTTTTTATGCTTTGAGGGAGACGGACTTCCGGCGGAGCGATGTGATTATCCCGCATCACGGTGCAAACAAGGCCCCATGAATTATACACTGTTTTAGGGGACAGGGTTTCACTGGCTTCGTCGATCTCCTGCTGCCAATTTGATATATCCTGTATTTTGGCATTGATCTTTCCGGGGAAGCGATTCTTTTTGATACACTCATATCCCCGGATCGTGGATGGAGACAAAGATTGATTTTTTTCCAAATAACTGTCGATTGCCTGAAGAAGCGTGAGACTGCATTTTGCGTCCTTTTTAGCTTCCAGAAAGCCGGCGCGGATGGCGCGGGCCTTGGCTTCGCAGAGAGCGGCGGTATCTTCCGTGATACTTTGCCCTTCGGCCCGCAGTTCGATGTTCCACTTGCCGGACTTCAACTGACGTGGGGAGGGGACTTTGATCTCGTCCTTCTTTTTGCGCTCCCTAATCTGGCGTTCGCCGCACCACTTGCAGAAGATAGAATCATCATCAATGACACGCTTACAGTTTTTGCATTTCATGCGCACACCTCCCGTGTGTATCAGCCGTGGAAGAACCCAAATTCCAGACAGTGCAGATCCAGATAAACGGCGTAAGCCACGACGAAGATCAAAAGGACCAACATCCATCGCAAAAGACGGTCCCGGTTGCGGATGCCGTGGGACTGACGTTCCACAAATTCCCGGAGAAGTTCGTTCTGGGCGTTCAGGCCGTTGATCTCCTGACGGTAGACGTCCAGTTCCCGGCTTACGATCTCCTCAATGGTTTCTGGGGGTGTAGGATCTTCCGCTGGCTCCATTCCCAAAAACTGATCAATGGAAATTCCGAGGAAAGCGCAGATGGGTCCAAGGGTTTCCAGTGTAGGGGAATGGGTGGTAGCGCGGAACATATTGTTCACCGTGTTGAGAGGAACTCCGCTGCCGTCCGCGATTTCCTTGTTTGTGATGTGTTTTTCCTCTTTTGCCGCGCGGCACTGATCAATCAATGACAGCATACGAAGAGCACCTCCTTGTTGAAAATTGCCAAAATGTTTAGACTGACAGTAGAAATCGTGTGTATCAACACCGAAATCGTGCGTATTAAGACTTACAAACCTGGAGACTTGATGGTACGATAATAACAGACCTACCGCACCCCCAAGCAGCAGGTCTTAACGGGCCGCCGCTTTCGTGGCTGGGGCGGCGGCCATCCATCACAGCTTCAGGGGGCAAGGGAGAAAAACGGAACGGATGGGGAGAAAGGACTTGTATGTGTAGAAATGGAATCAACAGGAGCAGACCTTCATACCGACGCGGGTCTCCGTAAGGAATTGAAACACCAGATCAAAGGACTGTCGGATGAAAGCATGAAAAAGCTGTGGGAAGCTATTCAATGCGGGGTGTTCGGCGCACCGCTGGAAACCGGAAATTAGGTAGTGGGCTTCCCCTGACGGCTTTTTAAAAACTCAACGTACTGCGCAAGGTCGGCCAGCTGGCCAGCCTCGCAGGAATCGACAAAATCATAGATGGCTTTTGCGTAGCCGCTGCCCGTCCCGCTTTTGGCGGGGCGGGTATTTTTTTTGGCCTGACGGTCAGCCGCAGCCTCGATGGTTTGAATAAAAGTGAGGTCATGGAGCGATTCCCGCAGGCCGTCGATCTCCACGGCGATTTCGTCCGCTTCCTCCGCCGTGGCGGTTTTTTGTGCCTTTTCCAGCTCCGCCAAGCGGAAGTTGGCTTCGTCAATCTGGGAATCAGCGGAGACACCCATCACATATTCAACGGGAACTTCAAAATAATCGGCAATGCGGGAGATGGTGGAACTATCCGGAATTGCCGCTGTTTTTTTCCACTTGGTCGGCGTAGAGTTGCTGAGGCCCATTTCCGTGGCCGCTTTGGTACAGGAAATGTTTTTGCGCTGACACAGCAGTTTAAATCTGTCATAAAACATAAGTCTTGCCCCCTGATTTTGAGCATTATGCCGAAACTAACCAAAATCAGGAAAACGGGTTGACAACCTGACCACAGTCAGGTATCATAAGCGTATAAACTGATTTTGGTCAGTTAATTTGACGGCGGTGAGGTTAATGGATTTTGCTGGTTTGGTCACTTGCATCATATCATTAAACCTAACCAAAGTCAACATTTTTAATGAAGGAGGTTAGATTTGATGCCTGCAAAATGGACCGGCGAGTTGGTGGGGGAGATCCACAACGCCGGATTGACGATCAAAGAGGTTGCGGAAGCAGCTGGAATGAACCCCAAGTACATCAGCACCGTGCTCAACAGCGACGGCGACGCTCCAAAGGCAGAAGCGAAACTGCGGGCGGCGTTGGCTCGGCTGACCGGGAAAGCTGCACCGGAGGATGCTGACGAAGCGTGACAAAAAACGAAAAGGGGAAATGTGAATGAACGAGCTTATTAAAGTAACCTACGACAATGACCGGCCTGCTGTCTCTGCCAGAGATTTGCACGAATTTCTGGAAGTTGGGTCTGAGTATTCTCACTGGTTCAAAAGAATGTGTGAGTACGGTTTTACAGAGGGACAGGACTATTCGCCATTTTTGACGAATAGGGTGGATGGCCTTTCAGGGAAGCCGAGACAAGATGCAATTTTAACCATCGACATGGCAAAGGAACTGTGTATGCTCCAGCGGAATGAAAAGGGCAAGCAGGCCCGTCAGTATTTCATTCAACTGGAAAAGGACTGGAACAGTCCGGAGAAAGTGATGGCCCGTGCCTTGCAGATCGCCAACAAGAAACTGCAAGTGCTGGAAGCCAAGGCGGAAGAGAACCGGCCTAAAGTGCTGTTTGCGGACAGCGTGGCGGCATCCAACACCTCTATCCTTGTTGGGGAGTTGGCAAAGCTGCTCCGGCAGAACGGCGTGGACATTGGAGGGACGAGATTGTTCCGCTGGATGCGGGAAAACGGGTATCTCATTAGACGCTCCGGTTCGGACTACAATATGCCCACGCAGCGGAGTATGGAGATGGGCCTTTTCACTATCAAGGAAACGGCGATCACCCATGCGGACGGGACGGTGACGGTGAGCAAGACCGTTAAGGTAACGCCAAAAGCACAGATTTATTTTGTGAACAAGTTTCTTGGAGAAAAAACTGTGAAACCAGAGGGGGTAAACCATGGGAGATGAGGATATAAACGTTTTTTGGAGTTCTGCGTTTGATGGGTTGACCTTGGAACAGCAGTTTGCAAAGTTTGGCAAGGTTGCAAGTAAGTTGGCAGATGCGTCCACTTTTGCTCGAATTGGGGAATATGACTCGGCAGAAGAGATTCTGATTGAAGCCACATGTGAGATTTCAGCCCTAAAGTGTAACCCCTTGTTGGAGTTGGCGATTGCGGTTCGCAACTATATAACTGGACTTAGGAGTGGAACCAATCAGCCTGATTCAGTTGATTACTAATCACGAAAGGAGGCGGCGGGATGCCGCGTGTAAAGCTGGGGCGGAAGCCCAATGACGAGGTTTTGATCTCACTGCTGTGGGGCAGACAGGCCGCCATGGGGATGCCGGTGGGCACCATGGCGGAAAAGGCGGGCATGACGCCGCAGACCCTACGGGCGCGGAAGAAGTCCCCGCAGGACTTTTCGCTGAAGGAACTGCTGAAGCTGGGACGCGCACTGGATATTCCCATTGAGGAACTGCGGGATGCCATCCGCTATTAACGAAGGGAGCAAGAGGACCATGACACCGACGCATATCAGCGCAAAGACGCTGGAAGCCATTGAAAAGGCGCTGGCCCACGGAGACCGCGTAGAGCTGATCCCGGTGAAGGACGGCGTGAAGGTGATCCGCATCCGGCGGGACGAGATCAAGTAAGCCTATGGGAAAAGTGAATGAGATGCCTGTCCCTAAGCGTTGGGGCAGAGGAGCAGAGCGTTGCTGACGCCGGAATGACCGGCGTGGGCAGCGCTTTTTGTTTTTGCTGTAAGGAGACGGAATTTTGATGAAAACCTTTGAGGAATACAAGGCGGAGGCCGCATGGGAAGCCCACTTGGAAAACGCCCTTCGCGTGGCACGGCGGGAAGCTGCGGAGCGTAGGCGGAAGGCCATCCGCAGAGCGGTTCTGCTGTGGGTGTCTGTGGCGCTGGTGCTGGCGGTGCTGTGGCTGACACGGGACACCGGGAAGCCGGAGCCGGAGGCGCCCACCGTAACGGCGGGACGGCTGGCCGGGGACGAGACACCGGCGGCGGAGTACGCTTCGCTGGTTCTCTGGCAGGAGCTGGACCCTGAGACAGCCCCGCCGGTTCAGGAGGACTACGAGAACGAGAAGATCGAAGCGGCGCTTTACGCCAGCGGGTATTTCCGGGAGGACGTTCCTCTGGACGGAGAACTGCAAAGCCAGCTTCGGGCGGCCTGTGAGGAAAGCGGCGTGGAGTACACGCTGATGCTGGCCATCATCCGCAAGGAGACCGGCTACCGGAACGTGAAGGGCGACGGCGGGGCCAGTTGGGGCTACTGCCAGGTACAACCCCGGTGGCACAAGGCCCGGATGGAGCGTTTGGGGGTCACGGACCTGATGGACCCCTTCGGGAATTTCCGGGTGGCCTGCGACTACATGGCGGAGCTTTTGAGCCGGTATGACGTGGAGAACGCCCTGACGGCCTACAACAGCGGCCATCCGGGGCACAGCGATTATGCCAGAACCGTGATGGGGTATTGGGAGGAACTGAAAAATGGGTGAGTTGGTACGGCTGACTTTCCCGGACCGGCCGCAATGGCTGGCAGGACGGGGCCGTGGCATCGGCGGCAGCGAGGCGGCGGCGGCCATTGGGCGAAGCCCATGGAAAACGGCGCTGACGCTGTGGAAGGAGAAAACCGGGACGCAAGCCGCGCCTGATCTCGGCGGCAACGAGGCCGTGGAGCTGGGGCGGCGAATGGAACCGGCCATCCGGGACTTCTTCATGGCCCAGTATCCCGGCTACGAGCTTTACTACGGTGCCTATGACATTCTCTACCAGAGCGACCGCCCATGGCTTTTTGCCACGCTGGACGGAGAACTGACGGAGACGGACACCGGACGGAAGGGCATTTTGGAGATCAAAACCTCGACCGTGAGCCGGGGGATTGACTGGGCGAAATGGCGGGATCAGGTTCCGGAGAACTATTTCACGCAGATCCTTCACCAGCTGCTTGCCACCGGGTATGACTTCGCCGTGCTCTATGCGGCGCTCTATGATCTGTCCGGCAACATTACACTGCGCCGCTATGACTTTGAGCGGCGGGAGCACGAGGCGGACCTGAAATGGCTGCTGGAACAGGAAACGGCCTTTTGGGACCATGTGGAGGCGGGGACGATGCCCGCCCAGACTTTGATTTTGTAAGGCGCACAACTCCGAAAAATTTAAACATGAAAAGGAGAATTTATATGGAAAAAGAAGTGTTTCACATCACGGTGAAAAACGTGGAATCCGGGGAGGTTGTGATGGACAGGGACTCTGCGGCGTTTACCTGCATTGCGGCAAATGAGGAGAATACGCATGTACTCACCTCCCTTAACGGAGATGCCATTCTTGTGGGCAGGCTGTTGTGGCGGGCGCAGGAGGAGATCGATCGGATTCTCCAGGCGCATCCCGAACTGAAACTTGTTGCGAAGGCCATTGCCGCTTTGGAGGCGGAGGATGCCGATAAGACGGACGAGGAGGAGAAAGCATGATGCTGGTAAACATTCGCTATTACAAGCCCCTGCACAAGGCATACGCGGGGAACGCATTTACCTACCGGACGGCACTGCCGCTGACGGTGGGGGACAAGGTGATGGCTCCCACGCAGGGCGGAGACAAGCGGGCCATGGTGGTGGAGGTCAACGTGCCGGAGAGCCGTGTGGACGAGCGGATCATGCCGCTGCTGAAGGAGATCACGGCCTATGACACCGGGGAAAAGGAGGACGCGGACGCATGAGCAGCGCAATGGAATTTGCAATTACCACGGATCTTACTCCGTTGAAGGAGTTTAACATCTCCGCCAACTTTGCGGAGTGTCAGGCGTGGCTGGAAGAGAATCTGGCTCCATACCGGGGCATGGTTGTGACGGAGGAGGCTATCGGGGCGGCGAAGAAGTACCGGGCCAACATCCGCTCCGTGGCCGCACGTATCGACGAGTGCCGGAAGATGGCCAAGGCGGCGGCGCTGGCAAGCTACGCCCCCTTTGAGGAAAAGTGCAAGGCGCTGACGGCCCTGTGCGACGAATCTGCCGCCAATCTGGACGGCCAGATCAAAGCCTTTGACGAACGGCGCCGCATGGAGAAGCTGGACGCTATCCGGGCCTTTTTTGATGAGCGCATCGGAGAACTTGCGGAATTTCTCCCGTGGGAAGCGGTTCTGGACAAGCGGTGGGGCAACGCCACCTATTCCGAGGAACAGGCCCACAAGGACATTCTGGTGGCGATCAGCAAGTGCGACAGCAGCATTGCCGCCATCCGCGGGCTGAACAGTGAGTTCGAGACCACGCTGCTGGAAGAGTACAAGCAGTGTCATGACCTGCCCACGGTGCTGAAAAAGGATCAGGCGCTCAAGCGGGTGAAGGAGATCGAGGAACAGCGGAAGGCGGAACAGGAACAGCGCAGACAGCAGGCCGAGGCTGCGCGGGCGGCGGAGGAAGCCGCCAGAGCGGAGCGGTTGCAGGCCGTCGTGGAAGCGGCCAGAGCCATTCAGACAAGTCCAGTCGTCTCAGAGCCGGTAAAGGCAGCGGTGAAAGCCGCAATGGAACCGTCCCTCATTACGCTTTCGTTCCGGGTGACAGGCACGGTGGAGCAGCTGAACGGACTGCGGGATTATATGCTGGCCAACGGCATTGCCTTTGGCCGTGCGGACTGAATAAGGGAGGAATTTTGACATGAAGGCAACCAACAGCTTTGCGGCCCAGACCCAGCGGGACAAGCCCACGTTTTCCATGGCGATCGCGGCCCCCAGTATGCAGAAGATGATCCAGAGCGCTCTGCGGAGCGACAAGGCGGCGGCGCGGCTGACCTCCACGCTGATCTCCGCCGTGAATGCCAGCGAACAGCTGAGAGCCTGTGAACCCAGCACCATTGTGGCGGCGGCACTTCGGGGCGAGGGCATGGGCCTGATCTTTGGCCATGGCTACTATGTGGTGCCCTACGGGACTACCGCTACATACCTACTTTCGTACAAGGGCTATATCCAGCTTGCCATGTCCACCGGATTTTATGCGGACATTGACTGCGTGGAAATCCGTGAGGGCGAGATCGAGGGCCGTGACCGGCGAACCGGTAAGCCCATCGTGAACCTTGCCAAGTACGAGAGTGACGAGGAACGGCAGAGTAAGCCCATTATCGGCTACTACGGCTACTTTGAATTGAAGGACTCTACGTTCCGCTACGAATACTGGCCCATGGACCGGCTCCTGCGCCATGCGGACCGGTACTCCAAGGCGTTCAGCTATGAGAAGTTCAAGGCCATGCAGAGCGGGGAAATGAACCCCAAGGACGTGGAAAAGCTGCTGAACGGTTCCCCCTGGTACGATCCCAACGGCGGGCAGGACCGGATGTGCCGCAAGACGATTCTGCGGCAGCTGCTGAACAGCGGCTATGCGCCCCTGTCCCCGGAGGTCAAGACCCAGCTCATGGAGGAAGCCAGCGCCGAGGACGAGGGCATGATCCCGGATATGCCCATGCCGGAGCGCACGGTGGCATCTACCGGAGAGGTGGTGGAGACCGCGCCTGCGGCTGTGGAAGCCCATCAGGAGACCGTGGAGGGTGACGCCGGTATGGTTATGCCCCCCAAGTCTGAAAAGACCGCAGAGACCCCTCAGAAGGGGCAGGACGAGGGAATGGACTATGCGGCCACCTTCTTTGGGGAATGAGGTGAGGAGACATGCTGATCTCCATTAAGACGCGGGAGGAGGACGGGAGCCGGTACATGATCTGTGCCGGCACCGTCACCCGTGAAGTCAAAACCGGAACCACAGCCAAGGGAACGCCGAAGGCGGAATTTGGCATGAAGTACGCCAAGGGCGAGTTCATGAACGTGTCCGCCGTGGGGGACGATGACGTGACCCGCATGGCGGCGTGCCTGGAAAAGGGAGATGCCGTTCTGGTGTGCGGCGTGTGGAAAACCCGGAGCTACACCACCCGTGACGGGGAACAGAAGGAGTGGAGCGAGCTTCACGCGGAGTTCGTGGCCCCGCAGGCGGTGATGGCGGCCGTGCTGGACCTGCTGTCGGCGGGAAGCGGGAAAACGCCCGTCTCCGAACCGGCGAAGCCTATGGAACACAGCGGCAGTCAGGCGGGTTCCCTTGACAGTCAGGAGGACGCCGTTTTGCCGTGGGAACAGCCCGAAGAGGACGAACCCTACGATTATGTACCGCAGATTTAGGGGGAATTGACCTATGGCGAAAGAAAACCGGTATTTCTGGCTGCGGCTCTATGATGACTTCTTTACGTCCAAGCGGATCAAAAAACTCCGCAAGCTGGCAGGCGGCGATACCTACCTCATCATTTACCTGAAAATGCAGCTCATTGCCATGAAGCACGATGGGATTTTGCAGTGGTCAGGTCTCGACGATAACTTTGCCGATGAGCTGGCGTTGGAACTGGATGAGGAACCGGCCAACGTGGAGGTGACGATCAACTACCTTCTTTCCTGCGGCTTGGCGGAGACCTCGGATGACGTCACGTTTTTCTTCCCGTATGCGGTGAAAAACGTTGGGAGCGAAGGTTCCTCCGCGAAGCGGATGAGGGAGTCCAGAGCAAGAGCAAAGCTGAGAGAACCGTCACAATGTTCGAACGATGTGCGAACATTGTGCGAACATCGTTACGGAGAGAAAGAGATAGAGAAAGAGATAGATATAGAAGATATATCTTCTTCACTACGTTCAGAAGATATGGGGGGCGGTGCCCCCAGTGAGCCAAAGGCACCGGAGAGCAGAAAGCGGACGGCGGTGAAATTCGTACCGCCCACGCTGGAAGAGGTGGAAGCCTACGCCGCGTCCCGGCAGAGCACGGTGGACCCCCGTCGGTTTTTTGAGTATTTTAACACCCCGGACGCGCAGGGCCGCTCGTGGAGGGACAGCAAGGGGAACCCGGTGAAGAACTGGAAGCAGAAGTTCCTCACATGGGAAGGCCGGGACGGCGGGAAGGGAAAGCCCGCCCCGGCGGCATCCCAGACGGACAAGCCCCGGAAAAGCTGGACGGAGCTGGCAGCGGAAATGGACGCGGAGGAGGGCCGCACAACATGACCAGACAGGAGACAGGCATCATCATGGATATTCTGACGGCGGCCTATCCCCGATTTTACAGCAGCACCACCGGGCCGGATATGCGCAACGCCATCAAACTGTGGGCGGATATGTTTGCCCATGACGAGGTGGCGCTGGTGGCGGCGGCGGTAAAAAGCGTGATCGAAAGCGACGAAAAGGGCTTCCCGCCCACCATCGGGCAGGTAAAGGCCAAACTTCGCCTGCTGACGGCAAAACCGGAAATGACGGAGGCAGAGGCGTGGGGTCTGGTGGCAAGGGCCATCCGCAACGGGCTGTACGGCGCGGAGGAAGAATTTGAGAAGTTCCCGCCGGTGGTACAGCGGATCGTGGGCAGCCCCAACACGTTGCGGGAGTGGGCGCGGATGGACACGGAAACGGTGCACAGCGTAGTGTCCAGCAACTTTCAGCGCAGCTATCGGGTCATTTCCGCACGGGAACGGGAGATCAACGCCCTGCCTGCGGAGGTTCGGGCGCTGGTACAGCGTATCGGCACCGGGCCGGAGCCGAAGAAGCTGGCACCGCCTGAGAAGAAACCACTGCCGGCGGCGGAAGCAAAACCGGAAGCCGAGGCGGTGAAGCCGCCGGAATGGTTCAAGGACGCGGTACGGCCCCAGCGGCGTAGCCGGGATGAGGTGATGGCCTATCTCCGGGGAAAGGCCGATGGGGATGGCAGGTAATTTTACGCTGGCAAGCTGTATGCGGAGATACAGGACGCGGGATGAGTTGGAGGACCCCTCCAACAGCCTGCACAAGTGCTGGTCCTGCAAACTGGCCTATGGGCAATGCGAATGGAGCCGGGTGGACGAGAAAAGCGGAAAAGTCCGCTTTGAGGACGTTCCCGGATGGAAGGTCCGGCGGAGATCCCGCATGGAGCGGGACGGAATGGTGGAGCGGGTGCAGGTTTTGGACTGCCCGAAGTATCAGGAGGAAAAGCGATGAGCGTTTGTTTGGATGATCTGAACAGCCTGCCGGAGCGCTACCGGAAGCAGGTACAACAGCAGATGCAGGCCCAGCAGATCGACCGGACGGCCAGAGTAATGGCTCAATTCGTGACGGAGGAGAAGGGGAAGGCGGAAGCGGCGGCGGAGGGCAAGCGCAAGCACCATAACCACCCCACCGCCCGGACCCTGCCCAACGGAACGGAGCACACCTTCGACAGCCGCAAGGAGGCGGCCCGGTATGACGAGCTGGCACTGCTCAGCAAGGCAGGGGCTATCCGGGACCTGCGGCTCCAACCTCAATTCACGCTGAAAGAAAGCTACATCACGGCCAACGGCGACCGAAGCCGCGCCGTGACGTATCGGGCGGACTTCTCCTACGAGGAGCGGGGGAAGGACGGCACATGGAATCTGGTGGTGGAGGACGTAAAAGGCCCCTCCACGAAAAAAGACAAGACCTACCGCATGAAGGTGAAGCTGATGCAGGACATGAAGCACATTACCGTGCGGGAGGTATGAACGGAAAGGAGATATGCCCGGTGGAGACCGTAACTGTGATCGTGCGGGCTGTGCTGCCCTGGGACAGCGCAGACGGGAAAGACCGGATCGAGATATGCACCCATGACCGGCAGAGCCAGATCGACTACTGCCTGAACCACTGCCCCTATGCAGAATGCGTGAACTGCGCGGGTGGAGGTCGGACTACCAGCCGCGGCGGACGGCCACCCCTTCTGCGGGAAGCGGAAATGCAGAAGCTGCGGGAACTGCTGGAAGCCCGGACAGCCCCGGCGGACATTTGCCGGGAGATGCACATGGACGCGGATTTTCTAAGTCGGTGCAAACGGAAACTGCGGAGGGAAAGAAAACGAGACGATTATTTGAAAATGCAAAAGGGGGTGATTTAGGTGAAGCATTATGGAGATGTCACAAAAATTTACGGAAATGAAGTAGAACCCGTGGATTGTGTGATAGGTGGTTCACCTTGTTAGACAGGACCTTTCCATTGCCGGAAAGAGGGCGGGGCTTGCCGGGGCGCGTTCCGGCCTGTATATGGAGCAAATACGGATTATCAAGGAGATGAGAGAACGTGACAGAAGAATGGGGCGAACAGGTGAGTTTGTGCGACCTCGGTATATGGTCTGGGAAAATGTCCCCGGAGCCTTCTCAAGCAACGGCGGAAAAGACTTCGCAGCCGTCCTCGAAGAAGCCATCCGCATCGCAGAACCGGAAGCCCCCAATATTGAAGTGCCTGAAAAAGGTTGGAACACCTGGGGGGGATACCACGATGAAATGGGAGGACGATGGAGCGTTGCGTGGCGAGTGCTCGATGCGCAACACTGGGGAGTCCCCCAACGTCGCCGTAGAATCGCGCTTGTCGCAGATTTTGGAGGCGACACCGCATGGGAAATATTGTTTGAGCGGCAAAGCATGTCAGGGTATCCTGCGGAGAGCGGAGCGCCGGGGGAAGGCCCTGCCGGGGATTCTGAAAACGGTGCTGGTGGAGCAGGCAAAGACGCCGGATCAGTAATCTGCCTCCAAGGGAATGCAATCGACCGGGCTGATACCGCCGGATGCAACGGGAAGGGCTGGAAAGAAGATGTCTGCTATACGTTGAACACCATTGGCCGTCCGGCGGTCTGCGCCGGTCTGGACTGCCTTACTCCGTGGGATTGCCAGAGCAAGCGGGTATACAGCGAAGCCGGTGTGATGCCAACGTTGCCAGCCGGAGAAAACAGCGGTCAGAATCAGGAATCCGTACTGTGCGCCGGGTTTAAGCTGGGGAACAGCGAACAAGCCCGGAGCATCGGATACGCCGAGGAACAGGCCCCTACGCTGAACGCAGAGTGCGGAGGAAACAAACCGGCGGTGATGTGCCTGAACGATCAAGGCGGGAATGTGATGGGCGTGAGCCATGATGTTTCCGGGACGCTGAGAGCACAGGAGCATGGGCACCAGCCCTCCATTCTGGATATGAGCCACGCCTGCGACGTCATCCGGGACTGCGGCGAGGTAGCTCCCAGTCTGCAAGCCCGTATGGGAACCGGCGGCAACCGAATACCGCTGACGTACCAGAAAACAACCGGAACTTTATCGCCCGGAGCACACGCAGGGAGCTATAACGGGCAGGACGCTTACAACGATATGCTGGTGGTATCAAGCGAAATTTCCCCAGCATTAAGAGCAAAAGCCAATGACCCATACCGAACAGATATGGCCGCGTATGTCGCAAGCGTAGATTGCCGAAATTTCACCGAGGGCGGGGAGATCAACGGAACCTTGCAGGCAAAGGAAAGCGAAGGCCAAAGCCTGAATCTGAACAATACGGTCCGCCAAAACATGGTGGTTCGCCGTCTGACCCCGCTGGAGTGCGAACGGCTTCAGGGGTTTCCGGACGGATGGACAGATATTGGAGATTGGGTCAAAACAGATAAACGCGGGCGCAAAATAAAAGTGAAAGGAAGTGCGGACAGCCCCCGGTATAAGGCACTGGGCAACTCCATCGCCCTGCCGCCGTGGAAATGGCTGCTAAAACGGCTGTGCGGCAACTACGAGCGGGACGCCACAATGGCGAGTTTGTTCGATGGAATAGGCGGGTTCCCTTTGATTTGGGAGCAACTGAACGGGCGCGGGACTTGTCTGTGGGCCAGCGAGATCGAGGAGTTCCCCATCGCCGTGACCAAACGGCGGTTCGGCACGGTGGAGGAACCGGGAGACATGGGGCGGTTTTTGTTCCCATGCGGAAACGAAAGGAGCGGGACATGAAGCACAGCAACGATTACTGGGAACAGGAAGCCTATTGGGAGCTGGAACGGCGGCGGGCGGAGAAAAACCGCAAAACCAGAGAGCAGCGGCGGCGGGAGCGGGCGGACACCTCCGCCATGATCGGCGGAATTTGCTTTTTACTGCTGCTGGCGGTTCTTTTGGCAAATGTCATGCTGGGAGGCGATACGCTATGAACAGGGGAAACCGGAGAGCGGGGGAGCACCGGGTACTGGAACCGTGCGCCCTGTGCGGAATGTACAGTGGGGAGCGGATGGAGGACGCGGCGCCACCCTTTGACTTCGCCGTGGTGTGCGCTTCCTGCGGGGCGCGGACCAGACCGTATCACGGTCTGAACTGCGCCACAAAAGCGTGGAACCGGGGAGACGTTTACCGCCCGGAGAAAGGAAAACACTATGTATCACTGTGAAACCTGCGGCGCAGATTTTGAAGCACCACTGGTCTTAGACGGTTCGGAGCCGCGCCCGGACTGCTTTTTTGAGCGGTTCCGGAAGGTGGGCTGCCCCTATTGCGGGAGCCAGTATTTTAACGAATTGGACGAGGAAGGGGAGGAAGAATGATTGATGCCTTGGAATTTATAAAGGCAATTAAACAGATGCTCAGTGCAGGAGCGAATTGACAGGGCGATTGTGGACACGGTTCTTGAGTTTGTATCGGTGGCCAAGATGGACGGAGGTGCTAACCATGAGGCTGGTTGATGCAACGCCTTTGGAGTGTCAGGCCAAAGAGCGCAAAGAAAACGAGTGGAATCAACGTGTTTCCCCAACGTCTTGGGCACACGCCGAAGAAAGTTTTTTACACCGGATTGAAGATGCTCCCACCGTGGATGCCGTGGTCGTGACGCGGTGCAAGGACTGCAAGCATAAAGGGTGGGTACAGGAGCCGTGTCACGGTAAGAGCGTTGATTATTGCAAAGTCTGGGACTGCACTTTGCGGAATCTGGAAACTACATTTTGCAGCTACGGCAAGAGAAAGGACGGCGGGGCTGAATGAAACGGAAAGACTGGATGATTATAGCCTTTTGGACGCTGGTTATAGCCGCGGGCATTGCGTTTATCGTGTTTTATTTCAAAAGCATTTTAACCGCCGACATTCCACTGTGGCTGAAACTGCACTTGTTAAGGGGGAAGTAAGATGGCCAAACAATCTGGATACTTGCAACGGTGGGAGAACGAGACCAACCGGCTGCTTCAGGCAACGATAGTTATAACCTCGCAGTATGACATTGATACCTTGCAAATCGCGATCCACCAGTCGGAGGGCTGGGGCTATGATCGCATTATGCGTCTCACCGAAGCATGGGCAGAGGTGAGAAAAGAATACAGACCGGCGCTGGACTACAAAAACCCGGCGGCGGACGTGTGCCAGGAGCACATGGACCGGGTGCTGAAAGAGATCATCCGGGATAAGGCGGAGCTGATTCCGCACGCTGAACGGTACAAAGATTTGAAAAAAGTGACGTATGGAGGACGGAAATGAAGATCGGGCAGACGGTAGAGGCGAAGTTCAAGACGCTGCCGGTGGAGCGGGCGAAAAGTGAGCGGTCAAGCGTGGAGCTGTGCCCGATGCGGACGGGGCGGGTGACATGGGTGCACCCCAAGGGACGGTTTATCACCGTGACGACCAAAACCCTTGGCGGGGACGTGACGGAGAACTTTTTGCCCGGAGAGGTCCGGGCAATCTGAGAAAGGGGGCGGAGGACATGGCAGAGACGCTTGTAAATTTTGTGATCCTGCTTGTAGTGGTGGGCTTTGCGGTCTATGAGGCGAGCAGCGGGAATATTGCCATGACGGTATACGCCTGCACGCTGCTGGCGCTGTTTTCTTTGCTTTGGAAGATGGAAAGCATCGAACGGCACCTGAAACGGCTTTGCGAATTGCTGGAAGGGGAGGGGGACGATGGAGAGGACTGAGGACCACAAGCAGGGCAAGGAACTGCCGGTCTACGCGGTACGGCTGCGGGAATTGCGGCGGGCAAGAGGCGTGAGCAGCCGCCGGGTATCGGAATACTGCGGTATGAGCCACGGCATGGTAGGATTTTACGAAAGCGGCATGAAGGAACCGAAGGCCACGGCCCTGATCACGCTTGCGGATTTTTACGGCGTGAGTGTGGATTACATCCTTGGCTTGGAGCCGGAATAAAAAAATTTTCAAAGTGGCTACTAAAGTTTACCAAATTAAGAAAACCTTGTGGAATAATAGAGAGTGAGAAGAAATAAATTCTTTTCACTCTCTGTTTTTTTAGGGGAAGGAGACCGCGAATGGAACTGGAACCGATGGATACGGCGGAACTGACTGCACAGCAGGAACGCTATGACGCCATTGCCCGTGCCACCAGCGACAGCCTTGCCCTTTTTTACTGCTGCATTGAATTTGACCGGCCATTCGATATGCTGGCGGTGCCAAAAGAACCGGACGTGGGTGAGAAGTGGATCGCCTATCTGGACAACCTGCGGCTGAAAAAGCTGGACATGCGGCGGGGGGAACCCCTTGGGTTTCTGGACGGGCTGACGGACATTACCAAGATTTTTGGCGAGGGGTTGACCGCCGGGGAATTTACCAAGGCGGTTGGCAACGAGAAGTCCGCCCGGAACCGGAAGGTGGGGACGGCACAGCAGCGGAAGAACTGGGGCGAGAACTCTGCGAAGAACCCCTACACATCTGAGGACTATGACGAACTGGATCGCATTTACGAGGCACTGTCCAGCGACCTGATGGCAGTTGGCGGCGTGAGCGTGAAGCAGGAGTTCATCCTGCGGGACTGCGCAAAAATGACGCTGGACCGGGACAAGATGCGGGCCATCGGCCAATATGACAAGGCGGCCAAGCTGAACAAGATGGTTCAGGACAACCTGTCCAGCGAGGGACTGCGGAAAAAGGACGCGAAGCCCATTGACGATCTGCGGATCGACAGTCTGGTGGAGGCACTGGAAAAGAAGGGGCTTTTGAAAAACGGGAAACAATGTGCCCCGGACGAGATGTTCCGCATTTTGTTTGGGCGATCCTGCAAATACCCCTACACCATGGACGCGGCGGAGCAAATGATTTTAATTAACGAAAACCGGATGCGGCAGAACGAGGGGCGGCCTGAGCTGACCACCCTGCCGCCGGAGATGCGGCTGCGGGACGAGTTGGGGGAGTTTGCGGAGGAACCCAATGATCAGGAGAAGGAGGCATATCAGCGACTCGGACTGGTGAAGATGCCTCCGGCGAAGAAAAAGCGGTAAGGAGGAGCCATGGCACGGCGGGCCGGAAAGGCATGGACAAGTTCGCAGGGCTGGGTCAGCGTGAAGCCCACGGCAGAGCGGGACTACACGGACTATGAGGACGCCTGGTGGGCCTTCCTGATCTGGGTGTTTCGGTGGTATCCGGACAAACTGCTGGACCTTGTGCGGAGCGACGAAGCGGACTTCGCCAACGAGGAGATCATGCAGCGGGTGATGGTGCGGGCCTACGCCAGGAAACGGGAGGTGGCGATCACCGGAACCCGAAGCCTGACAAAGACCAGCACAAAGATGAAATACGCCATGGTGAACGGGTTGGTATGGCCGGGGACCCAGAGCGCATATTATGGTCCAAGCTACAAACAGCTTGCCGCCATCGGCGGAAAGACCTACCACCAGATTGAGCACGATTACCCCATCCTTGCCAAGCACTGGCGGGTCAGTGCGGAGAGCAAGGATGACTTCAAGATCGAGACGGACGGCGGAAGCGCCTTTTACATCTCCGCCATGCGCGGAGACAACCTGCATGACGTGACGGCGGAGGAATACGCACAGGAAGAAACCCCGCCCTTTGACTACAACGAGTATTCCACGGTAGTGCTGCCGGCCGTGCGTCTCTGGCACAACATCAGCGGTGAGCGGGACAAAAACTTCGTAGGATACAAGAAACACGCCATCACCAGCGCAGGGCGCAAGCAGAACCACGCCTTTCAGACCCGGTGCAAGGTGATGAAAAAAATGACCCAAGGGGAAAGCGCCTTTGCCATTGACATTTCATGGGAGAGCATCGTGCTCATGCAGATGCGGCCCTATGAATGGGCGCAGGGACTCCGGGAGGAGCTGACGGCGGAAAAGTGGATGCGGGAAATGGAGAGCCGGTTTACCGGCGCAGACGAGTTCCCCGTGCTTTCCGACGAAGTGCTGACGGATTCCCAGCGGGTGCTGGTGATGGAGACGGAGCACTGCTGCAAGGACCCGCACCCCAAGCTGGACCCGGAGGAAGTTATTTACATCGTGGGCTATGACGTTTCCTACGAGGATTCGGCAAAGAACGCCAAATGCGCCTGCGTGGTGATAAAGCTGACCCGCCAGCGGGAATACCTGAAACGGGACCGCTTTTTGAAGCAGCTGGTCTACATTGACGATTGGCCCCCACCGGACAAGAGCAAGGCGCAGGCACGGCGGCTGAAGGCGATATGGAATCGGTTCTGCTATGACGGAAGCCAGACCTACATCTCCATTGACTCGTGGCAGTACGGGCGCGGGGTGCTGGAAGATTTGATGACCGACTTGGGAGACGGCCTTCCGCCCCTGTGTGTGAAGAACCACGCGGCCTATGCGGCGGCGGAGCTGCCGGGGGCCATTCCGGTGATCTACCCCATCAAAGCAGGCGGCACCGGCGTGACGGACCCGGACTTTGAAATGCTGAAATACGCACAGACGGAGTTTGAACACCACAACGTTGAATTGCTAACGCTGAACGCCAACGAGGGCGTGGAGGCGTATAAGCGCGCCCACCGCATCCGGGACGACGACCGGGACTACCAGTTCGCACAGCCCTACCAGAAGTGCCGGGAACTGTCCGGCCAGATACAGAACCTGAAGCTGGTGCCCAGCGGGGCGGGGATGAGCGAGAAGCGCATTTCCAAGGCCATTCAGCGCGATAGCTGGTCCGCCACGAAATATGCCCTGCGGCTGGCCCAACTGATTGAGCGAGAGGAACTGCTGACGGAGATCCACGGAAAGAACAAGAGCGACTGGGCGTCGGCGCTGGATCGGTTCAAGGAAAACAAAGTGGCTCCGCCTATCAGCACCGGAAGCAGCGGACGGCTGGTGACGGCGCGGCGGGGAGGCCGGAGGTTTTGACAATGGCTCAACGGAAGAAACGATACCGGCTGTACGCCATGGGGCGGACCCGGAAAACGGAAGAGATCGCGTATGACACCCGGTTTTACCGGATCTGCGCAGGGTACATTCTGCTGTATCTCACCGGACGGAAAAAGCCGGAGGGCGCAGTGGAGGTGGCCGGGGCGGACCTGGACCGTCTGACAGACGGGGACCGCCTGTGGCTGGCAGACTGCAACACCATGATCCTGGCAGAAGCGGCGGCCCAAGCGGGCGTAACGCCGGAAGAAGCGGAGAAGCAATGGGTCAGCACTCTGGACCGGCTGGAATGGGAATTGCAGAAGGAGCGGGAACGCATGAAGGGAGGCGGGGAGCATGGACCTGCAAACTGAATTGAGGTCGGTGCAGTTCGCCTCGTACCCGAAGATATTCGGAAGGCTGCGGGAACTGGCGGCACAGTACGGCGACCTGCCCATGGACGCCGTAAGCAGCGCGTTTATGCGGGCGGCCAGCAACACCTACACCCGGAATAACCCCTACATTCAGAACCGCCGGGTAAAGGCCATTTCCTCGCTGCCGGTGAATTACAGCAAGGACAAGGTGGCGGAGATGCTCACCGCACCGGACGGCAACGAACAGGGCCTGCGGCAGGTGGCCCACGCGCTGGAATGGACGGCGTATCCCCTGTTTCACACCCGGAAGGTGTACACGGAAATGCTGACCTACCACAGCTACATTGCCCCGGAGTACGCCACAGAGGAAGAAGCGAAGCGGGAGGACTTCCTGCGGGAATGGCAGCTTTTGGACAAGCTGCGGAAAACGCTGGACCCCAAGGCCACGGCCCATGAGATCGCGGGGCAGGTATTGCAGGAGGGGAAGGTTTTCTACTATCCCCGGGTCAGCGTGGACAAGCCCCACAACAAGGTAAACCACGCTTTTTTACAGCAGCTCCCCAGCGACTGGGTAAAGATCGTGGGGTTCAACAACGTGTCGAAATACACGGTGGCGATGAACCTGATGTACTTTATGCAGCCGGGGACGGACCCCTTGCAGTTCGGAGACCTGCTGCTGCCCTATCTGGATGACTTCTACGCATCGGCGGAGCGGGCACCGGAGGGCACGGGGAAGCGGGTGATCTTCGCGGCGCGGGACCGGGTGGACCTGAACGTGCTGGAACAGCGGAGGAAGCAGACCGGCGGCCGCTTGGCGGGAGACCCGGAGGTATACTCCCAGAACGGGCGGTGGTTCTACTGGGTGACGCTGCCGGTGGACAAGATTTTCACCTTTGAGGCAGACGATGTATCCCGGAACGCCATTTCCCCGCTGGCGGGGCTGTATCTCTCTCTGGTGCAGATGGCGCAGTACGAGCAAATCCAACTGGAACTGGTGCAGAACCCCCTGATCGCCCTGTTTACCGGCGAGATCCCCTACAAGGATAAGTCCGAAATTACAAGCACAGAGGACGATTACCGGCTTTCCGACGCGGGACGGCGGCTGTTTGAGTACCTGTGGTATCAGATGCTGACAGAGAGCAACACCAGCGGGATCGGCTGGTTCACGGCCCCTGTGGAAAACATCAAAATGCACCAGTTGGCAGAAGCACCCAGCGCCACCAAGATTTCCGCAGCCGGGTACAGCTACGCCATGAACAAGGCAGGGCTGTCCGCCATCGTCCCCACCACGGAGGACCCCAAGGCGGGCATCGCACAAATCTCCCTGCAGATCGAGGGAAAGTTTGCGGAGTGCGTATACCGGGGCTACGAACGGATGATGGCCGCCATTATGGACAAGCTGAATCTGAAATATTCGTGGCGGTTTGAGCTATTCGGAGAAATCGCAACGGATGATGATTTGCGTGAAAGCCTGCGAAAAGATATGACCCTTGGGATTCTATCCGCCTCTGCGAAATACATGGCGTTATACGATATGTCACTATTGGATGATTTGTCATTGAGCAATGCAATCATTGCATCTGGCATTATGGAGAAAAGAATTCCGCTTGCGTCTACCTATACCGGCGGTGGAGATGCAAATAAATCCCAAGGGGGAGAGGCAAAAAGAATTATGAACCCCGGGGGGAGGCCAACATCTGGCGGCAAAGTAACAAGCGAGGGACAAGAGGCCGACTTAGATACTTACGGGGAATGACATGGTTGTCAGCATGGGGATAGGGTAGCTCCCGAAAAGCGGTTGCCTTGCCGCCTTCCCCAGCTTACAAAAAGGCAAATTACGAAAGGCGGTAATTGAATGTGAGCACTGTCATGGATTTGACCGGCAAACATTTTGGAAAACTAACTGTTATTTGCCGAGGCCCGGATCGTATAAATAAAAGCGGGAAAAGTGTTCGATGGAAATGTATCTGCGAATGCGGGGTAGAAACACTCGTTGATGGGCGTCACCTAAAAAATGGGCACACAAAATCGTGCGGATGCGAAAAGCAAATATCTGCGCAAAAAATGGGAAAACAGCAAGCAACGCACAATCGATATCCCACAAGGTTATATCACATTTGGAACGGGTTAAAAATGCGTTGCCAAAACAAAAACAATGACAGATTTTCCGCTTATGGAGGAAGAGGCATTACCGTCTGTGCAGAATGGGCCGGTAGTTTTGAAACGTTTCGAGATTGGGCACTTGCCAACGGCTACCGGGACGATTTAAGCATAGACCGAATTAACGTAAATGGGGACTATTGCCCTGAAAATTGCCGATGGGCCACGATTGTGGAGCAAAACAACAATAAAAGGAACAACCGTTTTATCACATTATGCGGAAGCACAAAAACGGTTGCCGAATGGTCAAGAGTAGTAGGAATTGCAAGCGGAACAATCATTGCGAGATTGCGAAAAGGGTGGGGAGAATACGAAGCCGTTTTCACACCTTTATTGCATTGACACCTACGGCGGATAGCCGAAGAAAAAGTGAACAGAGCACCCCGCTCTAAGCGGTGAGCGGGAGGAGCAAAGCGTTGCTGACGCCGGAATGACCGGCGTGGGCAGCGCTTTTTTTCAACATGAGAGGAGGAAACCACATGGCAAAGCTGCGGGACATTTACCACTACGAAAATCCACGCTTTTCCCCGCTGCGGGACGCGGCGAGGCGGGCCACGGCGGCATACCAGAACGCCGCACGGGGGCTGGACACGCTGAAGGAGTGGGTTCTGGTGGAGTTTGGACTGGTACACACGGCGGACGCCATTCACCGTCTGGCCCACGAACAGCCCAAGCGGTTTGACGAGATCGGGGACATCCTTCACCAGCGGCACCTGATGCAGGAATACCCGGAGACCCCGGAATACCGGGAGCGGCCGGAGGACATGGACGGCGTTTTCGGAGAGGTGATCCGGCTGTTGGAGGACATTGAGGACGCCTTGCGGGACTGCGTGGGTGCCAGCGAAAAAGTGGGGCTGTATCCGCTGGCAAGGGAATTTGAAAACCTTCAGATGGAGAACAGCAAAAGCTACGAGACCATGCTCTACGCATGGCAGATGTATGACAAGACCGACGGCAGCGCCACCAGCTATGACAACTGGGTGGAAAAGCTGTTTGACGGAGAGGAGGCGTGACCATGCCGTTTCGGACGAGAGGGACCCCGCCGGAGCACGTAAAAATGTCCGGCGAGCTGCGGGTCATGCAGCGGCTCAGTGAATACGAGTTCGGCGTGGAGCTGTGGGTCATGCGCTCCGGGCTGAATGAGAATCATTGGGATTTCCGCAATATGCGGGAGCACTACCTGACGTTTGTGGGCCAGCCCATCCTGTGTGCCTATGTGGGCCGCAAGGTGGGGGACGGACACAACATGAGAGAAGTGCGGGACCCCTACACCGGCGAGAAGGGCTACACGTTCATGGACGGAACGGCGGAGCGCATCGTAGGGACCCTATCCGACGATCCCAAGGACTTTTCCATTGTGGAAGAGGCCGGGAACGAGTGGATCAGGGCAAAGGGCCGGTTATTCCAGTTTTACGCACCGGAATTGGTGGAAAAAATCGTGCGGACAGGGCGCATGGATGTTTCCGCTGAGACCGATACGAAAAAATCCCACATGGACGGCGATATCGAGATCATTACAGATTGGGCAGGTCTCGGCGTAACCGTGCTGGGAGACGATGTGCCGCCGGCAATTCCGGGGGCGCGGATCAAGGCGCTGAGTGCCATGCAGGAAGAGTTTAAGACATTAAAACTGCGGGCGGCGTCTCTGGACCCCGGAAAGGGAAGCAACGAAACGAACAAGAGAAAAGGAGTGAACATCATGAGCAAGAAGGCAATGGAGGCCATGTCCGAAAAGTTCAAGGGCTACCGCGTGGTCGCTCTGAGCGAGGACGGGATGCACGTTGGCCTCGTGGACTCTGCCGGCAGCGCTTATACCTACGCCTTTAATGCGGAGGATAACGGCGCCGTGGTGGAGAGCCGCATCAAGCCCGCTTACCTTACGGCAGCCTTCCCCTTTGGCGAGGGCGTGAACGCCATGGCAGAGGTGAGCGACATCGTGGACTATGCCTGCGCCGCAAAGGGGCAGCAGGCGGAGGACGTGAAGGCACTGCAGACACGTCTGGACGAGGCGGAGGAAAAGATCCGCACCATGGAAGCCGCCGAGCATGAGCGCCGGGTGGAGGCCGTGAAGAAAGCCGTGAACAGCGCCTTGGAGGACATCCGGGCCTGCGCTGTGGAAGGCGACGCCGACATGACCGAGACTGCAAAGGGTCTGTGTGACCGGGCAGAGGAGTTCGCAGCCATGGAGACCGACGGAAAGTTCTGCGGCGCGGACCGCGCCGTGCTGGACCTGATGGCCGCACACGGCAAGGCACAGACCGAGAAGCGCAAGAAGGAAATGGCCGCCAAGCAGCATTCCTTCGCATGGAACAACCCCAAGACCAACAGCGGTGAGGGCGGCGGCATTGAAGAAATGCTTGCCCGCATGAACGGCTGAGATACGAGAGGAGAGTGAATCACAATGGCATACATTGAAAAGACTGCGTTTTGGCCCCGTGTGACCAACCGCGTATTCGACGAGACCCTGAACATCACCGGCAAGTTCCAGAACGGCGATAAGGCAGACGAAACCTGCTCCGCCGGTTTCCTGTGCGTAAAGGATGAGCTGATGGACTGCGAGGGCTATGTGGGCGTTGGCCCCACCGACTCCACCGTGACCATCAAGAACAGCAACAGCTGGAACATGAAGGCCACCGGAGCCGCCGTGAAGAGCGAGGGTGACGGCATTTTCGCCTGCAACCCCTATGACGTGAACATGGTTCAGGACCCTGCGACCGGCAACCTCTACAAGGTCGGCGCCAACACGCTGGGTCTGCCCGCTCCCAAGGGCTATCCCGTCACCTTCACCAAGATCGTGTTTGACGGGAACAAGATTTACCGGTTCGGCATCGGTAACGTGTCCACCGCTCTGGGGGCCAACAAGTTCCTGACCATTGCCAACGGTCTGCTGGTGCCCGCCAGCGCTGCTCCCACCGACGTGGGGACTCCGTACTTCAAGGTTCTGCCCACCGGCGGCACCTTCACCGAGGGCGCACAGAGCGCATTTGAGTTCGTGGACGTGCTGGCCTGCAAGGTTGACGCGGCAGCGGGCTGAGAAACGAGAGGAGAGTGACAACAATGGCAATCAAATTGAACAGCATCAATCCCGCTGTGTATGACAGCGCTGCCAAGGAGTTCAGCAACGCGGAACGTGAGCGGGCCGACATCGTGACCTGCGGCCGTCTGCTGATGCGTGAGCGTCTGGGCCGGGATGAGCGCGCCCTGCGGGTCATGACCAAGCAGCCCGACGATTTCACCGCCATGCTGGCGGACGGCGAGGGGCAGAACAGCTACAGCATGACCAACCGCAACCTTCAGAAGAACCTGCTGCTTTTCTGCGCCAAGCGGGTGTGCGCCCTGAGCGGGGAAATCCCCCCCGCTGATCTGGACGAGTTCCGCCGCAATCAGCGCAAGTTTATGAGCGACGGCCTGTACCTCAAGACTCTGGCCGGCATCGTCACCGAGATCGTGACCCCCATGCTGCCCACCGTCATGAGTTCCGGGCTGGGCTGGCTGGCTGAGATGACCACCGTGCCCATCGGCCAGACCAAGGAACTGGACATCATGTCCAACGACATCTTCCTCTTTGAGGATGACAGCTGGGGTTCCTCCCGCTCCAAGCCCGCCAACACCCTCTACAACAAGAGCGTGACCCTGAACCCCCGTCTGCGCACCGCACGGGTGAGCGTGAAGTGGTATCAGCTGGTGGGCAACGATGCCGACATGGGGCGGTTCTTCAACGCTCTGGCCGCCGGTATGTACTCCAAGATCACGGCGCTGTGGATCAGCACCCTGACCAAGATGACCGCCAACACCGCCTATGTGCCCGCCAACATGACCTTCACCAACACCTCCGCCAACTGGGTCACTGCCGGTGAGCGGGTGAGCGTTGTGAACGGGACCCGCTACCGAAATGTGATGGCCATTGGCCGCCCATCCGCGCTGACCAAGGCCCTGCCCAGCGGCGTGGTGAACGCCTCCACCGTGAATCTGGATGCGGCCCTGTCTACCCTGCTGGGGCTGGACTGGACGCGCTATGGGTTCCTTGGCGAGTACATGGGCATGAACCTGATGCCCATTGACACGGCCATTGTCCCCGGCACCCAGAACACCACCGTGACCGACATCGTACCCGCCGACAAGATTTGGCTGACCGCCGTGGGTGGCTACAAGCCCGTCTACATCGGCATGGAGGAGGGCACTCCCATTCAGCTGGAGCTGACCCCCGACCAGACCGCAGACATGAGCATCGACGTAGTGGTTTCTATGTCCATCGACTGTGTGCCGGTCCCCGCCAATAAAATGGCCGTCATTAACGCGTAAGACCCAAAGTGGGAGGGAGGAAACCCTCTCTCCCGCAGATATGGCGCGAAGCCTGCATGAGGGCAGAGCACCACGGAAAATACAGCATCTTTTATCTGAAAGGAGCGGACAAGGATGGCAAAAGAGAAACGGACGGCCGCAGATGTGGCGGCGGGGATTGAAGCCCAGGAGCTGGAAGCAGCCGACCAGCCCTTGCGGGAACAGGCAAAGGCTGCGCCCGTGGCAGAGCAGAAAGCGCCTGCGGCGGAGAAGGAACCCGAAAAGCTCTATACAGCCGATGAGGTAGCGGAGATCGCCAAACAGGCGGCGGCGGAGGCCGTTGCAAAGGCCATGGCGGAGGTCAAACCCCAAGTGGTGCAGGTGATGGCAGACACTGAAAAGGTGACGCTCCGCTGGTGCGCCCCGGTGGCGGACGATAATCTGGCTGTATTTGGCCCCAACGGGATGTACGGCACCGTGACCGGGAAGAACGGCACCGTGATGGTGCCCAAGAGCGAGTGGAGCCGATTCTATGATGAGACGGCAAGACGGCTCATTGAGCGGCGCTGGCTGGTGGTGCTCTCCGGGATGACCGATGCGGAACGGGCGGTGTATCACTGCGCGTACCGCAAGGGCGAGGTACTGGACGAGACGGCCTTCCGCTGCGCCGTGACCATGGGGGACAAGCTGCTGGACATCTTCGACGATCTCTGCACGGAGCATCAGGAGATGGTGGCCAAGGCTTACTATGACGCATGGGAGCGAGGCGAGGTCAGCGCTGACAGCCGGGAGCTGCTGAAGAAGCTGAATGCGAAGAACAAGGCCCGGTATGCCGAAGAACCCAAGGAGGACCCCCGGCGGAAGGGAATGTTCCGCCCGGTGCTGGACGCGCTGAACAGCGCGGAGGCAGCGGAAGAGGACTAAAGGCAAAAGGAGGAATTAGACATGGATATTTCCGGATTTGGCATTGCCAGCGTGGCGGTAATCACGGTGATCTGCTACCTAATCGGCATGGCTGTGAAGGCCACCGCCATTGAGAACAAGTGGATTCCCATTATTGTGGGCGTATCCGGCGGCGTTCTGGGCGTGGTGGGGATGCTGATTATGGCAGACTTCCCCGCAACGGACTATCTCACCGCCGTGGCAGTGGGCATTGTAAGCGGTCTGGCCAGCACCGGCGTGAATCAGATCGCGAAACAGATGAGTAATTAAAATTGCGCTCCCCGCAGGGGGACATTCCCGTGTCATGGACGTGGGGCGCATTCTTTTCTGGAAAAGAACCCGCCCCACACCCCGGAAGAAAAGCACCAGGGCGTTCCGACTTCGCCCTGGACCCCCAACGGCACAAAGGGCGAGGGCTGCGGCCCTCTCCCTTTGGAAACCCTCTCCCATAGGACGGGGCGAGGACAAGGGGGACATAGATAGGATCAACAACCATTTTTTAATTTGAAAGGAGAACAAATCATGAAAAAGAAGTTTGCGGACATTATCAACGAGGGCAAGAAGAACGGCAAGAAGCTCAGTGAGATCAACGCCGAGCTGAAGGCAGCGGGGGCAACCTTCCATCTGGACTACACCATGACGCCGGATGGCCCCCAGACCGGCTGGTCTGAACAGGAGATGAAGGAGGGCTTCATGCCTGCGGAGAAGGAGCCGGAGGATGTGAAGCACCTCCATGACTATATGCGGTTTAACCCCGCCAAGGCCAACACCGAGGAAGAGGTCTGGGTACCCGAGGGCCATTACCGCATCACCTTCGACGAGGACGGCCACCCCACCAAGGCCGTACGGATCAATGGTTGACACGTTTGACTGCGCCCGTGCGCAGGTCTACCACAACACCGCCAAACTGTCCCCCGCCCAGATCAAGCTGAAAACTGGCTGCACCCACATCATCAACGGATACCTATTTAATAGTAGGTATCAGCCGGTGGGCTGGACGGTGATCGACGGAAAGATCATCAGCCGGGACGCGTATCAGGATTGGGGCATTTCCATCGGTTCTGATGGAAAGCCCCAAATGCTGACGGACCGGGGCGGCAGTTTTCTTTCCGGGGTGCCTCTTTTGAAAAATGGGGCGAAGCTGGAGCGAAGCCTGACGCCGGATGTGGCCCGCCCCGCAGCCCGTACGGCTGTGGGCTGGATGCCGGATGGGCGAATCTGCCTGTGGTGCGACAAGGCCAGCCTGACCCGTGAGCAGTTGCAGAACAAACTGCTGGGTCTGGGCGTGGTGGACGCCCTGATGCTGGACGGCGGCGGGTCTACGCAGGGCATTTTCCCCAAGGGGAAGGTGACCAGCAGCCGCAAGGTGCCTACCATGCTGCTATTCTGGGAGCGGAGGGCGACCACCGCAAACCCTACCCCGGCCCCAACCAAGCCGGAGGACCCGGCGCTGGCATGGGGCAAGGCCAAGGGGCTGTTGACGGACAGCAATGCGGGGGAGACAGTGACACGGGCAGAGATGGTTCGTGCATTATACAAAATGAGGTGATGAGCATGGTTGGGATCAACGGATACTCCAAGGCCAAGGACGGAAACAAGCGTCTTTCCGCCCACTTCAAGGTCAAGGAGTTTGCCTGCAGGGACGGCAGCGACGCCGTTTTGGTGGCTCCCCGTTTGGTAATGGTGCTGGAATCCATCCGCACTTATTTCGGTTCCGCTGTGGTGATCAACAGTGGCTACCGGACTCCCCAGTACAACGCCAAGGTGGGCGGCGTGACGGAAAGCCAGCACTGCTACGGCACGGCAGCTGATATTTCCGTGGAAGGACAGAAGCCGGAACAGGTGGCGGCCTATGCCAGACAGCTGATGCCTGACTGGGGCGGCGTGGGGGTTTATGACAGCTTTTGTCATATCGACGTGAGAGAGACCAAGGCTGACTGGACCGGCTGAGAAAACACAAGCAAAAAGCCCCATGCCACTGGGAATGCGGCGGCATGGGGCAATATTAAAACAGAACATGACCGTTCCGAAAAAACAGGGCGGGACGGAAAACATATAAAACAGGCCAAAAAGGAGGGACGGCTATGGGAACGAGTTGGAGCGAGATCATTTCGGACCATGCCATGGTTTTTATTGATGACGTGAGACTGACGGATCAGGCGGCGGAAAGCCCTGCGCGGTTCCTCCGGCGGATGAGCCTGTACATGAAAAACGCGATCCCGGTATTCAACCGTCCCCCTGAGATGGTGGATTACCTAAAGGAGGGGCTGACGGAACCCGCCTACGGGGACAGCGCATGGATCTCCACGGAGGAAAGCCTGACGGCGGAGACCAAGGTGGAAACGGGGATGACCGGCTACGAATTATTCTCCTGCGCACAGCGGGCAGAGCAGCCGGACGGGTCCGTGCTCTTAGTACCGTATGGAGAGGCGGTATATGACCCGGAGACCGGGACCGTGACCTTTCCTCCCCAGATGGACGCGGGATTACAGTACGAAATGGACTTTTACACCGACGGGGCCTTTGCCCATGACCTGACGGCGGAGCAAAAACGGCTGTTGGGATTGTGCGTAGCCTCCGTATGGGACGAGCGGTTTTTCCGCAACTGGCTCGGCGACGCGCCCAAGGATCATGACCGGAGTTTTAACCCGCCTAACGAACCGCAGTACATGGAAAAGGGCAGCAAGAAGAAATTGCAAAACCGGGGGCTTCTGAACGAGGAATTGCGGAAGTATGAGCAGGACTGCATATACGCCACGGCGTTCCGCCGGTCGGCACGGCAGATGGAGCTGATCTGAAAGGAGGGGACCACATGGCGGACGCCAAGCACGGCATGAAAAACATTGGACTTTTGGGCGGCGGGAACGGCAGGGCGACCAACGCTCCGGCTCAATACCGGGACCGGAATCGGCAGTATTTTGCGGATGCCACGGCCCGGTTTGTGGAGGAAATGGCTCCTTACGCCACGGACTTTGTGACGGCCCGGATGCAGGGCTTGGTTCCCGGAGACTTCTACCGGTGGAGCACGAAGCGCATCCGACTCTCCGACACCACCAAGCAGGGCGTCAGCCTTACCCGGAAAACCGATGATCAGAAGGCATTTCTGGTGGCGGACGCCGGGGTGGACTACATCCCGGAGGGAGCCAAGGTGGAGACCATGGGTTCCTACTGGCTGGTAACGAACCCTTCTAATCTATCCAGCGCCACGGGGAACGGCATCATGCGGCGGTGCAACGCCGTATGGCGGTTTCTGGACTGGTACGGCAACATCCGAGAAGAACCGATCCTTGTGGAAAAGTCGCTGGCGCAGGCCACAGCCAACGATTTTCAGGAAATGACCCTCATCATGCAGGGATATTTCAACATCATCTGCCAGCGGAACGCCAACACGGAGCAGCTGGACCAGAACAGCCGCCTGATCTTAGGGCGGCGGGCCTACCAGATCACGGGCTACTCCGACGTGACGCAGGAGTTTACCGGGGACGATGAGAGCACACACCTGCTGTATTTCAACGCCAGAATGCAGGAGCCGAACCACGAGATCGACGATCTGGAAGCGAAGGTGGCAGGGGGGAAGAACTTCTCCTGGGCGGTATTCGTCACCGGGGCGCCCCGCATGACGGCGGGGGACGCCTTCCAATTCACCGCTGCTTCCCAGCGGAACGGGGCCGAGGTGGAGAACACGGAGGAACACCCCATCGGCTATGTATGGTGTTCCAGCGACACCAACGTGGCCACGGTGGACAGCAAAGGCGTGGTAACAGCGGTAGGCGAGGGCACCTGCCAAATCACGGCGGTGCTGGACCAAAACCGGACCTACGGCGGGACCTTCGCCGTGACGGTGGAGGCATCGGCGGCAAAAACACCGGCGGTACGGTTTTTGAATGAAGTTCCCAAGTACATGGCCCCCTACGATGTGGAGACCTTGGAGGCGGCGCTGTTTATCGGCGGCGTTCGACAGGACACGGCGGTGGAGTGGACCTATGAGGGAGCCGCAGAGGGTTCTTACAGCGTGAGTGTCAATGGGAACCGGTTGACAGTAAGGTGCTGGGGGAACAGCCCAAAACCGCTGACGGTAACGGCCAGATGCGAGGGCGAGAGCGTCAGCGCGGAGATCGAATTGGAGGGCTTGTGAGATGGCAGAGAAGTGTCCATACGCTTACAAGCGGCCCGGAACGGTGAGTTTGCTGTGCGAGAAGCAGCCGGGGCAGAAATTCCCCATCTGCGGGCACCAGCATTTGTGCGGCGTGACCGGGCAATGGGAGAACACACCGCAGGCGGCCTTGTGTCCCCTGCGAGGAAGCAACTGTGAGAAATTCCAAAAAATCTGAAAGGAATGACGTATATGGAATGGAAAAAGCTGACGGAGGAAGGGCTGCTGGCAGCCAGAGACTATGTACCCCTGATGGAAAAGGCGGCGTTTGCGGCGGAGTGCGCCGGACGGTGCTTTGACCGGATGGAAGTCCGGGTGGAGGGAGGACAGGTACTCCCCTACTTCAAGGAGAACGTGGAGCGGCGGAGCCGGTATCTCATGGGCGGCTTTGTAAAGCTGTATCTGGGAGAGGACTTTGAGCCGGTGGAGGGGGAAACCTACCTCATGTCCGCCGACGACTACGACCGCTGGGCCGGAGGTCACATCTTCAACCAGATCGACCGCATGAAGGGAAAGGGGCCGAACCTCCGGGACAAAGCCTTTGACCTGCTGGCGGACTACCGCGATCTGGAAAAGATGCTGAAAACGGAGATTTATGGGATGCTGCAAGCCATGAACGATCCCGTGAGCCGGTTTCAGGATCTTGCGGCGCAGAGCATGACGCCGGAGGCGGTGCAAAAGACGCTGGACGATCTGAAGGAGGCCCGGAGCGCCTTTGACGCGGCCTTTCAGCAGCGGAAGGACGGCGCACAATGAACCCGGCCTTCCACAGCCCCACTTATCCATTTGAGAGAGTCCAAAGCGGGTTTCTGACCTTCCGTGGGGCGGAGGAGATCCCCCACAAGCTATTGACCTATCTGATGGATCTGCCGCTGCCGGACGGCTACGAGCCGGTGGATGACAACACCCGCCCCCGTGTCCGGCTGATGAAATATCTATGGCATGACGGGGCCAAGCCGCTGGGAGAGCGGCTGCCCACGGCCAAGGAGAAGCAGAGCCTTCTTTTTGACGGGAATGAGCCTGTGGTAGACAGCAACACCCAGCGCCGCAAGCACCCGAAAGGGTATCGCCTTTACGCACAGAAGTTCTGGGGAGAAGCCCAGACGGAGGCGAAAAGCACGATTAAATGTTATTTGGGCCGCATTTTTTCACAGACGTCCTTTGACGCGCGGATCGGGATCACGTTTGTGATCTCCTGCAACGTGAACCAAGAGACTACCACTAAAACGGAGGCATACGCCCGCTCCTACGATATGGAGCAGTGCATCATCGAGGCACTGAACGGGGTGAATCTGGCGGGGATCGGCGTGTGCGATTTCTCCCGTGCCGCACACGCGGACAACGGAAGCCGACCGGTATATGACCAGACGGGCACGGTGGTGGGCCGGGAACTGAAAATGAGCATACATTGGGCGGAAAGCGAAGCCGCCATGGGGGATACCATTGAGGACTACTAAATTCACAACGGGAGGACAGCCACCATGACCATGGAAGAAGCAGCCGTAAAGATAGAGGGGCATGAGCACGAGATCAAGTCCCTGAAACACCGCATGGAAGAGGTGGAGCGGGATCAGCAGGCGCTGATCAAGCTGACTGCCAGTGTAGAGGTAATGGCGACCAAGCAGGAAGAAATGGGGACCAAGGTGAGCCGGATCGATGAAAAGATGACGGAGATGGAAGGGAAGTCCGCCAAACGGTGGGACAGTCTCGTGGACAAGGTGATCTGGCTGATCGCCGGGGCCTGTATTGCGGCGCTGTTTGCCAGCGCGGGCATTGCCATTTGATTTCAGATATTGGAGAGGATGAATTAAAAGAATGGAACTCTCACGGAATATCAAGCGGGCGGCGGACCGCTACGAACCCGTAGAAACCGCCGGACTGACCCTATGGCCCATCCGGGTATGTGAGCAGGAGGAATTTGAGCGGGCGAGACCCGCCATTGACGTGATTCAGCAGGCGCTCCCTGTGCGCTATGCGGTCATGCCTCTGCTGACAGCCTATTGGGTCATGGATCTGGAAAGCATGGAGCGGGGGGAGGAACCGGTGGGCCTTTTCAACCGGGCGCTGGCGTTTTTGGCGCTGGCGCTGCGGCTGGGGGAGGGTCGGAGCCTTTCGGACCGCATCCGCCTGTTTCATGTGAAACTTTCTCCTGAAAATACAATGGATTTAAAGGGGATATGCTTTACATGGAACGGTGAGGAAGAAATCACCATTACCCCGGTACAATTCCAGCGGCTCAGGGCTATTCTGGCCTATCAGAACGGCATTGAGCTGACGGATGAGGACGCCAACCCAGACCTGTTGGAAGCGGAGGCGGAGCTGGCCCGGAGAAACGGGCCGAAGCTGCGCCGGGACCCGGCCGGTCTGCTTTCCTCCATCGCCCTGTTTACGGGCTGTGAGGAAACAGAGATGGACGAATGGCCCCTGCTGAAGCTGAAACGGCGTCAGGAAGCCATCCAGCGGGCGGCGGATTATCTGATCTGCGGCATTTCGGAGGGCAACGGCGTGAAGTGGAAGGGCGGGAACCCTGTACCCCACCTTTTCTATGACCGGGAGCGGGAGGACGCGGGGGCCATGACCCCGCTGAGTCAATTTACCAACAATACGGAACATTAAAAGGAGTGTGAACAGACATGATCACTTTTACCGACAAGAGACTGTACGCCAAGGGCATTTGCACGGCGCAGCTTCAGGACCCCTCCACCGGGGAGATTCTGAGCCAGAGCGACAAGTTTTCCACCGGCAACATTCAGTTCTCCGCCAACACCGACCCCCTGCGGGCGGGCCTTGGCAACGGCATCGCCACCATCATCGCCAGCGACAGCGACACGCAGGTGAACTTCACCCGCGCGGACTTCGACCTGATGACCAAGATGATGGCTGTGGGCGGCGCCGTGAACTACAACGCCGTTTCCCCCGTCTGCCAGACGGTGGAGGCCACGGGTACTTCCTTGAAGGCCGACGTGAGCAAGCTGGTGCCGGTGGCCCAGTACGGCTATTCCAACATTTTCTGCTACGTGCAGGAGGTGGGTGCTGCGTCCTCCTACGCTGTGGGCGGCGTCCCCTATCCCATTGACCCCGCCACCGGCGCCATTACCGGCTTCACCGCTGAGAACGGCAAGAGCTACAAGGTGTGGTACTTCGCCAAGAAGCCCGCGGCCCAGGTGGGCATTGTGAACGGTGCTTTCAATGGCCGCATCGTCCACTTCACCGCTCAGATCGCCGTGTATCAGAACGTGTCCGGCAAGAATAAGGGCACCCGTTGGGGGTGGGGCTATTTGATCGTGCCCCGCCTGTATCTGAACCCCGAAGGGGCCAACACCACCGGTGACCAGACCAACTACGACACCACCACCATCACCGGGCGCGCCATCAACGAGGACGCCGATGTGATCTCCGCTGAGTGCGACGCCTGCGGCGGCATGGGCACCGTGGCCTACATGGTGCTGGTGCCTGACGAGGAAAGCGACGAGGTGGCGGGGCTGGCCGTGATCGGCGGCGTGGTGAGCGTGGCTGCCAGTGGCACTGCCCCCGTGAATGCCAAGTTGGTCATGAAAAACGGCGAACTGGTGACGCCCTCTCCCGCAAGCCTGCTGAAGTACACCGTGACCGCCGGGACTGCTACCGGGACCACGGTCTCCAAGGACGGCATTGTGACCGCCGGGAGCACGCAGGGCACCGGGAGCATCGCCATCCAGTATCCCGCCGAGGGAGCCGCCAAGTACACCGCGCAGGCGGTTCTGGAAGTCACCGCCGAGTAAGGGACACACCAAAAACGCCTTATCCTAAGCGTTGGATAGGATGAGCCGAGCGGGGCTGACTGCCGGGGAAACCCGGTGGTCGGCTCCGCTTTTTGTTCCCCGGCGGACGGGAGAGCATGAGGATCTCATGCTTTGGCGTATGCTTGGGATCATTTTCGTGAGGTCACGAAAATGGACGGAAAGGAGCGGGGATATGAGCGGGAGCGCATCTGCCAGGATCACAGGGCTGGACGAGGACATGGCGGCACTGGAACAGCGGTTCAAGGCGGCGCTGGCGGGGGCCATGCCCACGCTGCGGGAGGATTTGTCCCAATGCCTTTTCGAGCACGTGCAGGGCGACGTATACGAGAAGTTCGACCCGAAGGAATATATCCGGCGGGGAGAATACGGCGGCTTGGCCGACATCGACGGCAACACGGAGTTTGCGGTGACAGAGGACAGCGTTTCCATGGACTACCAGCCCAGCGGCGAGAGCGAGCAGGTGGAAAACCCGCTGAACGGGGACGCACTGATCGGGCGCATTGAGCATCTGGACCCGCCCTATGACTGGACCCGGAGGCCACCGGCCAGACCGTTTTTTGAGAATTTTGTCACGGAGCTGGTAGAAGGCGGACGGGCGGAGGAAACGCTGGTACGGGCCATGAACCAACAGGACGCAGAATTACAGATCGAAGCCAACGGCTACACGGGCCGGGAGGGTGACGAAGGATATTGAAGTAAAGGCAGGGCGGTGAAGCATGGCAAAAATTATCTTTAAGGGCGTACCCGATTTTACAGAGGTCCGGGCGGAGATCGCAAAGCTGAAGCAGGAGGTCGCGTCGGTATCCTCCACGAAGGTGAATCTGAACGGCACGGCGCAGGGCCTGAACGGCGCGGCCAATGCCGCCGGGAAGCTGGCGGGGAACTTGCAGAAGGTTTCCACCACCTTTGACGCAAACGGGCAGGCCACGCGGCAGGTGCGGGATTTCTCCGCACGGCTGGGAGAGACCACCCGCGTGGTGGCGACGCTGAACAAGGAGACGGGGGATCTGGCTGTGACCCAGCAGACCGTGACCCGGAACTACCGACAGCAGGCCCAAGCAGCGGAGAAAGCCGCTGCCGCAGAACTGAAAGCCACGCGGCAGGCCAACGCCTATTTACAGCAGCAGACCAGAGCAGCGCAGAACACCCCTTATAATCCCACATCGATCCAGCGGCAGATCGAGGGCATGGTGGGCATCGGGAATGCAGCCAAGAGTGCGGCGGACAGTGCCGGCGTATTTGAAAGAGCGTTTTTGAACACCTCCGATAAGGTCCAGAAGGGCACGAAGGAGATGACCGAGAAAAACGGGCTGTTAGGGGACAGCTTTACCAACGTCTACCTGAAAATGCTGCAATGGCAGGTGATGGGAACCATCGTCTCCAAGACCATTGGGGCCTTCCGGGACGCCATTTCCACCATGAAGGCCGTGGACGATGAAATGGTGACGGTCCGCAAGGTAACTGGCTTTACAGCGGAGCAGATGGAAAAGCTGCGGGACCGGGCCTATGAGACGGCATCGGCCTACGGCGAGGCGGCGGACGAATATCTGAACTCCGTGGCGGCGTTTGCCCGTGCCGGTTACGGCGAACAGGCGGACGCACTGGCGGAGCTGGCCACCAAGACAAAGCTGGTGGGCGACACCAACGCGGAAACGGCACAGCAATTCCTGCTGTCCGTGGACGCGGCGTATCAGTACAAGGGCAACATTGAAGCCCTGACCAAGGTGCTGGACGGCGCCAACGAGATCGACAACAAGTACGCCACCAGTATTGAAAAGCTGGCGGAAGGCTTGGGGACCGTGGCTCCCGTGGCGGCACAGGCCCATGTGGGGATCGATGAACTGACGGCGGCGATCGGTACGATCACCGCCGTGACCCAGCGGAGCGGCAGCGAGGCGGCCCGTGCGTTCCGGGCACTGGTGCTGAACATCGTGGGGGACACAAAAACCGAGATCGACGAGGGCGTGACGTGGACCACCGGGGAGATCGCCGGATTGAAGGACGTGATCCGACAGTACGCCCCGGCTGCGTATGAAGCGGCCAAGGCCACCGGCGAGGTCATTGACCCCATGGAGGCCATCGGGGGCCTTGCCCAGAGCATGAAGGACGGGCTGCTGACCGAACAAAAGCTGATGGAGATGGTCAGCGACATCGGCGGCAAGCTGCGGACCTCTCAGCTGCTGGCCCTGATCCAGAACTGGGATATGTACCAGTCCATGCTGAAAGACTACGCCAACGCCGTAGGCAGCGCGGACAAGGAAATTGAAAACGCACTGGACAGCTGGACCCGCAAGACCAACATTCTGAAAAACGAATGGACGGAGTTCATCCAGAGCATGGTGAGCACCGACGCCGTTAAGGGCGGACTGGACGTGCTGATCGGTGCGGTGGAAGTCCTGAACACGGACATTGGGCATTTCGCGGCGGTTTCCGGGACTGCGGTTTTGGGAATGCTGGCGCTGAAAGCGGCGGCCAAGGGCGCGACGGTGGCATTTGCAAAGCTGTCGGCGGCGGGGATCGCCATGAACCCGTGGCTGCTGGCAATCGCGGCGGCGGCAGGGGCGTTCAGCCTTGTGTGGAAGGCGACGGAGGACTACCGGAAAAGCCTGTCCACCCTGAACACGGAGATCGAGACCAACAACACCCAGTTAGAAGAAAACAAGAAGCGGCTGGAAGAAATCTATGCAATTCCATGGCATGATCTAACGCCGGAGCTGATCGAGGAAAAGAAGGCACTGGAAGCGGAAAACGCCGAACTGGAACAGCAGATCAAGCACCTGACGGCAATCGCGGAGAAGAAGTCGCAGAGAGTGGGCGGAGCCGGTGGAACCACCATCACGTCCATGGGCAGCGTGAAGGGCTACGATGAATTTGTGGGCCGGTCCTTCAAATCCACGGAGGAAATGATTGCCCAGCTGCGGCTGGTGACGGGACAGGCCATCAGCACCACGGCAGACCTGGAACGGCTGGGGATCACCTACGAGACACTGGCGGACAAGGCCAAGGCGTACACGGACCAGCTTCAGTCCGGGCGAAGCATCCAACAGGACCAGATCGACGATTTCTACGCCGTGAAAACGGCGGCGGAACAGCAGGTGGCAGCCTACGAGGAAGCCATCAAGGCCAACGGCAAGCTGACGGACGCCCAACAGGCGGACTATGACGTGCTGAAGGCATTTTTGGCACAGGTCAACAAGGCCACACAGCCCATGAGCGACTATGTGGCGGGGCTTTTGAAGGTACAGCGGCAGGCGGGGAAGTCCGGGGACCAGATTTACGATCTGGTGAAGCGGATGATCGTTCTGAACGAGAAAAAGCTGGACCTGAGTCAGCAGATCGGAGCACTGCGGCAGCTGGCCACCGAGGCCGGGGCGGCCGCCTATTCCGTGGGCATGATCGGTGCCGCCAAGACGCAGGATGTAGAGCGGACTATCAAAGGCTTGTTGCAGACCGGAAAGGCCAAGACCTATGACGAAGCCCGTGCCATCGTTCTGAACCGGATCTACAAGTCCATGTTTACGGACACCGGGCGGGACAGCGGGACGGTGGATACCACCTCCAAAGTGGATACGTCCCCCACCACATCGTCCACAGGGAAATCCACTAAGGACGCGGAGCTGGAACGGCTGAAGGACATCGTATCCCTGCGGAAGTCGGAGCTTTCCCTCATGCAGGAGCGTGGGGACAGCACGGCGGACCAGATCGACAAGATGCGGCAGATCCAAGCGGCGCTCCACGCACAGGCGGAGTATATGCGGCGGATCGGGGCCAGTCAGGCGGACATCAACGCCCTGTCCACGGAGCACTGGAAGATCACCAAGCAAATCCAAGAGCTGCAAAAGGATTTGTGGAATGAATTAGAGGACGCCGTTAACAAAAAGCTGGAAGAGGCGGAGGAAGCACGGGACAAGCAGACAGCCGCCATTGACAAGCAGATCGCCGCGCTGAGGGACGCCAAGGAAGCCGAGGACGAAGCCCTGAAGCTGGAACAGCTGAAGGCGGCGGTGCTGGAAAAGCAGAACGCCTTGCTGGAAGCCCAGAAGGAACGGACGGTGCGGGTGTTCAACGCCGCAACCGGACAGTGGGAGTGGGAAGCCAACGCATCGTCCGTAAAGTCCGCACAGGACGCCTATGAAAAGGCCAAGGAGGACTTGGCGGAATATGAGCGGGAGTTGGCCCTTCAGCGGGAAATCGACGAACTGGAAGCCAAGAAAAAGCTCATCGAGGAAACCTATGACACCCTGAAAGCCGAGTGGAAGCGGATCACGGACAGCCTGCAGGAACCCACCCGGACCATTGACGATATTCTCAGCGACATTGCCAGAAACGGCACACCCAAGATGCGTCAGCAGGTGGAGGAGGTCAACAGCCTGCTGGGCAAACTGAATCAGTACATTGCCGGGGCTATGAATGGGATCATGCTTCCCGGACAGACGATGCTGCCGGGGATGATGGGCGCGGCCGGGGCCACCGGCGGCTTCCATTTCGACTACACGAAAAATCCGGGCGGCGGCTGGACGCAGACAGAAATGAACGAGGGGTTCAAGGAGGGGGACTCTGGCTGGAAGCTGGCAGACGGCAGCGACGCCAACCTGAATTACCGGGACACCACGCCATACGGAAAGGGTGTGAAGGGGTCCTTCACCGGCGCGGATATGAGCCGTGACCCAAAGTTGGCGGGGCGAACCGTTGAGAAAAACGGATATATCATCACGTATGACGAAAACGGCTATGCTAAGAGCGCCATCAACGTACATCAGGGAGCTGTCAATGGAAAACTTTCCGGGCTTTACACGAAGGTGGACGCGGACGGCAACGAGATGCACTACACGGGCTATGACAAAAACGTGGATTACAACCTTGCCATCAAGCAGGCCAAGGAGTCCGGGGCCGGGGAAGGGCTGATCAAGCAGTTAGAGACAGAGCGGCAGAACAAGATCAACGCCATGTACGGCGGCAAGGACCCGGACAGAGGCGGAAGCGGTTCCGGCGGAAGTTCTTCAAAAGGCGGTTCGTCCAGCTCGTCCGGCGGCAAGGGCTATGACAGCAATGTGGACTACTCTCTGGCAATCAAAAATGCCGAAAAGAGAGGCGCCAGTCAGGCCACCATCGACAAACTGAAAGAAGAGCGCCAGAACAAGATCAATGACAAATACAGTGGAAAAGACCCGTACAAAAAATATGACTCCGGCGGCATTTTGAAGGGTCTGGGGGGCATCAAGGCCACCAGTCAGGACGAGATCGTGATCCCGCCGCTGCTGGCGGAGAAGATGCTGGAACCCAGCGCGGACAACACCTTCCAGAAGCGGATGAGTGAGCTTGGGTGGCTGTACGGCGCGGCGGAGCGGGGCAGCGCCATGCCGGGAAAGACGGTAATGAGCCGGACCAGCAACGACCACTACGGAGACAGCTACACGATCAACGGCGTTCGGATCGGCGCGGAGGCGGCTGACCGGCTGACCGTGGCGCAGGTGATGCGGGCACTGAACAGCGGGGCCGGGAATCTGGGCCTCTACAAACATTAAGGGAGGCGGGCGCATGGCATTATTCCAACCAACGAATATTTATCCATCGTCCCTTGGGGAACTGGGAAACGGCACGGTTGACATCACGAAGCCGCTGACGGTGAGCTGGCAGGTGAACGGCAACTCCGCTATGACCGCGTTTTCCCTGACGATCTGCAAAAACGATGCGGCGTCCACACAGGTGTACACCACGGGGAAGCTGACGGAGGGATGCCCCTTCTATGGGATCGACTACGCGGGAAACACCGTGCTGTTTACCCACACCATTCCGGCTGACGCATTGAGCGGGGCGAATATGGAGAATGGGCAGCAGTACAAGCTGATCATCAAGCAGTGGTGGGGGGAGACCGACGCAGAGAGCGTGACCCAGCGGAGCGCATCGGTCTTTCTGACGAGGGCGGACCCGGTACTGACCGTGGCCGCCATCCCCTCGCCGCTGACGGTGCGGAAGTACGCATTTACGGCGGCCTATTCTCAGGCGCAGGGAGACACGCTGAACTGGGTGCGGTGGATGCTCCGGGCAAAAAGCAGCGATACGGCGCTCTATGACAGCGGGCGCATTTACGGCACGGCGGAACTGCGGATGGAGTATGACGGCCTGTTTTCCGACACGGATTACGCCGTTCGCTGTCAGGTGCAGACGGAGAACGGCGTTCAGGCAGACACCGGCTGGGTGGATTTCCGGGTGGCCTACGCTACCGCCACCACCACCGGCGCGGTGGTGGCCTGTCCCAACTGCAAAAAGTCCGGTATCCGGGTGACATGGCCGGGGCTGTACGATGTGCAGGGCACGGCGGCGGGAGAAAACCGCATCCAAAACGGAAAGCTGGTATTGGGAGCGGATGGGACCGTGATCTGGGACAAGGTGACGGGGCAGCCGATGAACTACGCTCAGCCGTGGAGCTTGGTGTGGAGCGGGACGGTGGACGTGAACCGCGACAACCCCATCCTGACGGTGGGGCTGAATGGCGGCGCGGCCATTGTGACGCTGGGGAAGTCCGGCGTTTCTATGACGGTGGACGGCGTGGAGGTCTGGAAGGACGCCCTGTGCGGCGTAACGGAGGAGGACGAATGGACGCTGGTGATCACCGGCGGACAAATCTATCTCCGGCAGGTGACGTGGATCAACGCCTTGTATCCCGCCGTGACCCTGTACCCCGGACCGGAGCTGTATCCCTACAAGGGCATTCAATCCGGCAACCTTTTCAGCAGCGACGTGAACCTGACGGGGCGGTCCATTACTTCTTTGACGCTGGGCGGCGTCCAGACCTGCGACTATCTGTGGGTGACGGGTGAGGTTCTGGAAGCCAGTGTGCTGGACCAGATTCTGAGCCAGGACGGCTGGACGCCGGTGGCGTTTTCCGGGAACACACTGTTCCAGACGGATTTCGCCGGAGGCGGCCTGCAGGCGGGGAACCTGGCTTTCAGCGGAACGCTGACGGGCTTTGCCATTTACCGCTACCACGAGGGGGAAGCAACGCTGGAACCGGTGGCGCAGACGCCCCTTTCGGAGCGGGCCATTCTGGACTGCAAGGCGGTATCGCAGGAGACATACCGCTACTATATGTTTGGACTGGGGCAGACGGCGGACGGGCAGGAGGTCATCGTGACCAACGCCATGATCTCCGACGCGGTGACGCCCATTTTCTGGGACTGGACGGTTCTGCAATGCACCATGGACGCAGATGGGGGCTATCACCCGGCGGCGATCTTCCGGTTCAGCCTGAACGTGGCCAGCGGGGAAATCAGCAACAACAACAGCCCCGGTGTGCTGGGGAATTTCACCCGGTATCCTACGGTACAGAGTTCCCCCAGCGATTACCGCTCCGGGACGCTCTCGGCGGCCATAGGGCACGTTCTGACAAGTGGGGAGTATACGGATACCAACGAGGTGCGGGACGCCGTGTACGCCCTCTCAACCACGCAGGACACCCTGTTTTTGAAAGACAGGCGGGGAGACCTGTGGCAGATCAGGGCGGGCGGGGCCATTACCATGAGCACCATGGACGGCAGCCGACAGCAGGTGCAGACGGTGACGCTGCCATGGGTGGAGATCGGCTCCGCGGATGGGGCGCGTATCCTGCTCACATCCAGCGACGCTTTGTTTGCATAAGAGGGAGGCGATGCAGAAATGACCCAAGCGGAACGGATGAACGATTACCGCAAGATGCTGCGCCGGCCTTTTACCAAGCTGTGCCGTCTGCGGTTTTTACAACCGGACGGCTCCACGGCCTTTGCACTGGACAACAACCCCACGGGGCGCTTTGCCGGGGCATTTATCGCGGACGGGAGCCTTTCCGTGAATCTGAACAACGGCCAGCGGCGGACGGCCTCAGTGACGCTGGCGAATCTGGACGGCACGTTCGATTACAACATCAACCGGGTGTGGTTCGGGAACCGGATCGCACTGGACGAGGGCCTTGTACTCAGCGACGGCACGGACTTTTACATCCAACAGGGGGTCTTTCTGGTGAAGGACCCGGTGGAGACGCTGGAACCGGCCAAGCGGACGGCGCAGTACGATCTGGTGGATAAATGGTCGGATCTGGACGGAACGCTTTTCGGCTATCTGGAAGGGACCTATGAAGTGAAAGCGGGGGTCAACGTATTTGACCCCATCGCAGCCCTTTTAAAACTGGACCGGGGAAACGGGGAACTGGTGGACAATGTGGCCCCGGTATTCACGGAATACTACAACGGCAAGACTCAGCAGCTGGCAAACGGCACCACGGCCAAGCTGACGGACGCGCCCTACACCCTGCGGGTGGACAGTGACAACGGAAGCTATGCGGACGTGTGCCTTGGTCTTGCGGAAATGCTGGCGGCGTGGATCGGGTACGATGCCTCCGGCGCACTGCGGATCGACCCCTCTCAGGACGATATTCTGGACAGCGACAAGCCGCTGGCGTGGCAATTCTCACAAAGCGAGGCGGAGCTGCTTGGGACGGAGTACACGGAAAAGAACACGGAAGTGTACAACGATTTTATCGTGATTGGGGAAGCGGTGAACAACAGCCCGCAGGTGGCGGCACGGGCGCAGAACCTTGACCCGGCCAGCAGCACGAATGTAAGTCGGATTGGGCGCAAAACCGTGCGCTACCGGGCGGCGGGCTATTCCACAAAAAGACAGTGCGAGGACTTGGCTGTGTGGAAGCTGAAACGGTCCGCGGCACTGCAAAAGTCCGTCTCGGTTTCTTGCAGCCAGATCATGCACCTGAACGAAAATGAACTCATTTCTATCGTGCGGAGCGACAAGGCGGGGTCTCCGGTGGAGCGGCATCTGGTGCAGGGGTTTACAAGGCCCCTGACATGGAGCGGCCCCATGCAAATTTCCGCCGTGTCGGTACAGGATTTCCCCACGGCCACCGTGACGGGGTGGCCCACCTGAACGGTGAAGCAGCCCAAAAGGGCACCGGATCAAAAGGAGGAACTTTTATGAAGAAGAATCGTTGCGGAAAAACGGCCCTTTTTTTCCCTGAGAGGGGGCGGATGTAATGGCATATTCCAAAACCGTATGGGTCAACGGTCAGGCCCCAGCGCTGGACGCAGCGCATCTGAACAAGATCGAAAATGAACTGGAAGCCCTTGACCAGCGCCCTATTGGGGGCGGGGGGACCACCTACACCGCCACCATCGGGACTGCATGGACGGAGGACAGCAACACCGGGGTCAAGACCCAGAGCGTGGCGATTCCCGGCGTGAAGGCATCCAACACGGCCACGGTGGACCATGCTTACACCGGCAGTGGGACAAGCGACGACTATGCCGCCTTTGTGGAGGCAGAGAACCAGTATCTCAACTGCATCACCAACGGCTACGCAGAGACCTATGACGGCGGGATCAAGTTTACCATCTTCGGGGACGCCAACACGGTGTCCATTCCCATTGTGGTGGAGGTGAGCTGATGGGCTTTGCAATCGTGGCGGGGGGGAACCCCAATATGGCGGTGCCGGTGGCAGGGATTGCCGCCGGGGACATCGCCGTGGGGTCTACGGTGAAGCTGATGGAGAGCGGCACGGCGGTTGAATATCTGGTGGTGAATCAGGGGATTCCCAGCAATTCCAACCTGTACGACAGCAGCTGCGATGGGACGTGGCTGCTGAGGAAGGCCATTCATAGCGACAGGGCTTGGAACTCTTCCAACGTCAGCACATACGCCAGCAGCGCTATTAACACATGGTTGAACGGAGATTTTTTCAACACATTGACAAGCGGAAATGCGGTGAAGCAAGTGAAAATCCCGTATTGCACAGGTGGGGGGACTTCCACGGTGAACAGCGGGGCCAACGGGCTGAGTGTTAGGGCCTTTCTGCTGGGCGGCTATGAATTGGGGCTGAGAACCAGTGACAACAGCAGTTTCCCCGTGGATGGCGCGAAGTTGAGCTATTTTGATACGGGGATGGGGACATCTGCCAACAATAAGCGCATTGCAAATCTGAACGGTGCAGCCAGTGTATGGGGGCTCCGCTCTCCGTGGAAAGATGATACCAACTTTGTGTGGGATATTGATTCCAACGGTGAGATCCTTTACGGTGTTGCCACTGGAACATACGGCATCCGTCCGGCGCTGGTGCTGTTCAAAACGGCCATCTTTGACAAAGACACCATGATCCTGAAGGGGGCGGCGTGATGGGACATGTTCTGTTTCTGAGGAAGGGCAGCGTACATACCGCACCGGGGAATGGGCTGCCCTATGGCTACCAGAAATTGCAGTATATCCAGAGCACCGGCACACAGTACGTAAATACAGGGGTTAAGCCAAATCAGGATGCACGGGTAGTGCTTGATGTTTATGCCAGCCCAGCAACAACTGCATCATGGCTATTTGGAGCGAGAAATGGAAATACCGATAGGACCTTCGGCCTACTCAGTTACAATTCTCAGTACCGTTCCGACTACAACAACTCAACGGAAGAGTATTCTACGGTAACTCCATCCGGGAAGTTTACAGTTGATAAGGACAAGAACGTTACAAAGTTTAACGGGACGATAGGCGTTACAGCAAAATATGGAGCGTTCCAATGCACATATCCGATGTTCCTTTTCGCAAACAACAACGCTGGAACAGCAGCAGGGTTCGGTTCTTTTAAACTATACTCCTGCCAGATCTACGACAACGGAACCCTTGTGCGGGACTATGTGCCCTGCAAGAATCCCTCCGGCGTGGTTGGCCTGTACGACCTGACGGGGAAACAGTTTTACGGCAACAGCGGCACGGCCATTTTCTACGCAGGCCCGCCGGTGGTAACGCTGCCGGAGGGGTACACGCAGCTGATGTATCTGGAAAGCAGCGGCACCCAGTACATCAATACCGGCTTTACGCCCAATCAGGACGCAAGGATTCAGCTGGATTGCGAACGCACGGCAGCCAATGCAACAGATCACTTTTTCGGCGTGAGAACCGGCAATTCGGCTTCGTCCGCATTCGCTTTCTATATCTATAATTCCGGCTGGCGGTGGGCCTACAACAATGCGACGGCCAACGGCACCGGCCCCGATATCGGCAGGTATTTCATTGACGCCAACAAGAACATCACGACGATAAATGGGGACACGACATTGACCGGCACCTATGCCAGTTTCACGGCAGCCGCAGCTGCTCCGCTGTTTGCCATGCTGTCCGCCCCCAGCGGGTTTTCCTACGGTTCGTTCCGGCTTTACACCTGCCGGATCTACAACAACGGCCTGATGGTACGGGATTTCATCCCGTGCAGGAACGCCAGCGGGACGATCGGGCTTTACGATCTGGTGAATGGGCAGTTTTATACCAACGCGGGAACGGGGACGTTCACAGGAAGCGAGGTGGAATGATGGGCAGAGTGATTATGAGCGGCATTGTGCCGACGCTGAAAGCGCCGGTGAATGTTGATCCGGTGCTGAACAACAACAGCTGGGAAACCATCAGCAAAATCAGTCAGGCGGGGTTGGCGGCGCAGTATTGGAACGTGGGCGACACGAAGGACATTGTGATCAACGGCACGGTGGGAAGGACAACCTTTACCAACCTGACGGTGCAGGCGTTCATCATTGGCATTGACCACAACTCTGCCAGAGAGGGGCAGCACTTAATCCATTTCCAGATCGGCAAAATCGGTGAGAAATTGGTTGGACTGGTGGATGGTGATTACGGCGACTATACATATTCAAACGGTGCCTTTACCATGAATAAGTTGAACACGAACAGCGGCGGGTGGAATAACAGCCACATGAGAGAGACCGTGCTGGGCAGCGACAGCACCAGCGCCACCAGCCCACCGGGAAACACCCTGCTGGCAGCCATGCCTGCGGATCTCCGGGCGGTTATGAAGCCGGCCACCAAGTACAGCGACAACACCGGCGGCGGACATGACACCGCAAGCTATGTTACCGCTACCCAGGATCTGCTGCCGTTGCTTTCGGAGTTTGAATATTTTGGGGTAAGAACCTACGCCAACAGCGCGGAGCAGAATTACCAGGTCCAGTATGACTATTACAAGGCTGGAAACAGCAAGGTGCATTATAAGCACAACGCCACCGGCACAAAGGCCTCTGTGTGGTGCCGTTCCGTCGATTCGAGCACCAATCGCTATTTCTGCCGTGTCTACACCGACGGTGACACCGCCACTGACGGTGCCTACTATTCCTTGGCGCTGGCCCCCTGCTTTTTTGTATAAGGAGGATTTCTATGTACAGATTGACCACCCCGCAAGGGGAAAGCTACCTGACCGAGAAGGTCAACTACATCCGTAGACACGATTCCGGGGTGTACCTGCTGACGGACGCAGGGAGAGCGGAGGGCGTGGCGTACCGTGGGACACCGTATCTTTTCCGGGATGGGGCGCAGGTATGTGAGGTGGACGCCGGGGAAACGGTGCACACCACCGAAAAGACGGTATCGGACAACGATGCCATGAACGTGGATCAGGAGTACAGGCTGACGCTTCTGGAGCTTGGCCTGAACGAATGATAAACCTAACATTTTGAAAGGAGAACCAGTATGCTGTACAGAACTTTGAAGCGGATGATCGAGCGAGGCCAGACCACCGGCATGGAGGAAAAGCTGGACATTTTCTTTGCGGCCGGGAAACTGACGGAGGCGGAGTATTCCGAATTGATCGGGATGCTGCATCTGGAGAAGGCGGCGGGAGAGAAAGCATAAAATATCCGGCATCCCCGGCTGATTTCCCGTTTTTTCGACACGCCCTCTGTGGTACACTGACCGCAGAAGGGAGGGGAGACCATGGAGCAGCTGAAACCGGAATATCTCTGTCTGTTTCACGCCATTACGGAAGCCATTGAGGAACTGGAACGCCTAAAAGCGGACCTGATGGCGGCGCAGCGCAGGGCGGAGGCCCTTTACATGGAGCGCACGGACTAACCGTGCGCTCTTTTTATAATTGTGCGGTCTTATGCAGACAAAAAAACACACGCTCGTGCGATCAAAACGCATGAGCGTGTGTTTTGGTTTCAGGGTGGGCGTGGGGAAATCAGGCGTAAAAGGCGGTGAGCTTGTCGGCGCTGCGCTTGGCTTGTAAGTCCCGTTCGGCAAAGACCTTCTTGGCGCTTTTCCGCCCGGAACGGTCCATGAGCCGCCCGGAATAACGCTGTGTGGTGATGGGACTGGCATGGCCCAATTTGGCTTGCAGTTCATTTTCGGGCATACCAGAATTGAGATCCAAACGGGAACCGACGTGGCGGAGATCGTGGCTGCGGATGTCAGGAACGCCGGTGACGGAGCGGACGTGACGCTCCACCAGCTCCGAAAGCCACTGTTTTGTGCCGGCCTTCCATTCCCCGGAACGGAGGGTGCCGAACAGAGGGGCGGTATCCGGGAGATCGTCCGGGCGGATGCCGCTGGCGAGGTAATGGCGGAGGGCGATCACGGCGATGTCGGGCAGGTCCACCACCCGGAATTTATCGCCCTTGCCGTGTTCCACGCGGAGGGCGGCGTCCTCCAAGTCGACGTCCGCCGGGGTCAAGGCCCGCAGTTCGGCGTTGCGCAGTTCGGTGGTCAGCAGCAGAATCACGATGGCGTAATTCCGGGGCCAGTTCTCCGGGTGGGTTGTGCGGACGGGGGAATCCCTCCATAGCTTGCAGACCTGCTCATCGGTGAGCAGCACGTCATAGGGGCGCTTTCCCAATTTGCGGAGAGAGGGCATCAGGTAAAGGGAAACGGGGTTTTGCTCATAAAAGCGATCCTCGCCCAATTCCGGGGAGCTGGCGTAGGTGAAGAAGGAGCGGAGTACCACCAGATGATACCGGACGGAGACAGGGGAGAGGCCCCGGTCAAAGAGGTGATCCCGGTAGGCTTGCATGGTGGTGAAGGTGGGTTCCTCGGTGGAAAGGCCGCTTTCCACAAGGAAGGAATAGAAACTGTTGGTGACGGCGGCGTAGGCGGTGACGGTGCGCTCCGCCGCGCCGCTGGCCTGCACGTTGCGGAGCCATGAGTCTAAGGCCGACATGACCCGGCGCTCCTGCGCAGAGGTTCTTCCCATAAAATCAGTCCTTTCCTAAAATTGGGGGCGTATCAGGCCCCGGCGGTACACAAGCTGCTTTTCACGCAGAGATCCACGCCCAACTCGTCCACATGGATCCGGTCGATGATGAAGTCGCCGTAAGCGGCCATTTCCAGTTTGTTTTCCGGGTTGATGTGGGTGGCGAGGCCGTCAGCGGAGACGGTGAGGCGGGGCACTTCTTTTCCGTATTTGTCGTCAAACTCTCCAAATTGCAGAATGGAAACAATATCTTTCACGGTCAACATAGTCGGTTTTCCTCCTGAATGTGTGGAAAAATGTGTAAAGGTCAAGCGGTCTCGGCGGCGGTAAATTCCAGCGTCCGGCGGCGCAGAATGCCGATGAAGATGGAGCGGAGTTTTTTATCCTGAGAAATGATGGTAAGTTTCGTGACGGCTCTGCATTGCGTGACGGTAGCGCCCGCCGCTTTCATACGGTTTTTCAGACGGGTCAAACGCTGTTGGAGATCGCAGCCGGATTCACGTTCCAGTTCCTCATAGAGTTCCCGGCGGAACATCTGGTGGTTGAGACAGAAATGCTCGACCAGGGCGTTGATGGTGTGGTTGGCGCTCTCCTGCCAGTTATCGCCGGAGGAAATGGGAGCGACATAGGCGGCTGTGACCTTATCCATTGTATCAGAATTGTGCTGAACCTTTAAGGCCAGTTCGTTCATCTGCCGCTCCTGCTCGTGCTGACGCATTTCAATATTGATCAGGGCCTGAAGCTGGGGGGAGAGGGTGGAGAATTGAGGGTCGGAGGACTTGGCCCGGAAATAGCCCTTGACGAGTTCCCGCTGGACTTTCCACGCCAGATCATCGGTGAAGGACTTCACCAGCATGAGGTAGCCGGACTCTGTGATGAGGGTCAAGCCGTTCGGGGCCGTGATTCCGAACTCGTTTTGGGCTTCGGACGAATTTCGTACGAAGTAATCTTCGCCCTCAATAAGATGGGATTTGTTGGTGTTGAAATTTCTCCTGGCAGTCCCGTCCGGTCGGCCATGCACAGCGTCAATCTCCTTAAAGGTGACGACTCGCTGACCGGAAAATTCCTTGACGAGAATTTCGGCGTTGTTGATGGTGGTCAATTCTTGCATAAATAAAACTCCTTTCAAATGGTCTTGATACTTCCATTATCCCACAGCCCTCCAAGGGGGTTTTTGACAGGTTTTACGAGGGTTTTTCGCTGTCGGTGGAAATAATGGGTGTTGACCTTCCGAAAGAAGTGTAGTAGAATATTTACAGACTTCCGAAAGGTTGTTTGGATAACGGTGTACTGATTTCCGCCAAGAAATTGACAGTACATCGTTATTTCTTTTTGCTCAAAAGGCGATTGATGGCGGCGCGAATTGCTTCAGCTCGTGTGATTCCGTTCTGATCGCAATATTCGCAGAGCCGCTTGTCGGTTTCAGCGTCCAGTCGAATACTGAAACGAACATCTTTAGGGTTTTCGGCCTTTGGGCGTCCGGTTTTCGGTGACATTGTTCACCTCACTTTCCGTCACGCATTAAGTATAGTTTGTGCGTGACAAAATGTCAAGTATTATTTTTCATGCACGGATAGCCGCCCAGAGATTGGGCGGCTGTTTGCTTGGGCTATCCGATAATGGCGTTCCCGTTTTTAAAGCCTTTTTCAGTGGCGGTATAGGTGACAATAAAATCACTGCGGATCATGGCTCCATAGGAGTTTTCCGCATCCACCCAGCCTGTG